ATGCGGCTTATGCGGCGGCTAATGCGGCGGCTTATGCGGCGGCTTATGCGGCGGCTAATGCGGCGGCTTATGCGGCGGCTAATGCGGCTTATGCGGCTAATGCGGCGGCTAATGCGGCGGCTAATGCGGCGGCTAATGCGGCTAAAAAGAAACTTCCATTAAAGATATTACGGTATGGATTTAAACTTATTGGAAAGGACAAATAATATGAGTTATTGCCAAGCGTATGCTGCACAATTTAGATATGGAGAGCATAGACCAGAATTTGTTGAGGATAAAGACGGGTTACGTTGGGAACGTTGCCTAGATTGCGGAGAAATGTTACCATCTTATAGCGATACACAAGGTGGATAATGTATGATGTATTTCTGTAGTTTATGCTTAGAGGATCAAATAGGTAGTGTTTTGGACGCATGGGATAGACAATTAGATAAGATCATATGCAATAAATGTAGGGAGGGTAAAACTAATGGACCAAGTAAGACTTAACGGGGGATGGTCGCCACAACGAATAAGGTTTTCAAAAGAAGCCGTTAATAGATTTTATCTCATAGTAAATGGTTGTCGCTCAATCATTTCTTTGCCTGGTGAAGCATTGCGCGGGAGTAGGTTTAACGATGATTGGTCTATACTCGCTAGGCTTGAATCTATGCTTGATGAGGAAGAATTTATGCAATGCCCTGGTGCCTCAATAGATAAAGCATTAATAGACGCAGCGCAAACAGACTATTGGTATGCAAAAGAAAAAGATTACGAATGGCCGGAGATTATCGAGGATGAGACTAACGATGACGAATGAAGCACAATATCATCGAGCATATGGGCGGCATAGCCTTATTCCCGAATGCTGTATAAAATTCTTTGTGGATGAATGGTTACCTAATTATATAAATCATTGGCGCGATACGGCATATAATAAAACTATCAACAAAAGTAAATATGGCTATGTGCCATGCCCAAAATGCTTTAAAGACAAAAAGCTAGTGAAGATAAAGCAATGCGAGACTGAATGCAAGAAAGAATGTTATAAAGAGTATGAAATGGAGGCTATATGATAGCTAAACTAATTCTACTTGGAACACTTACAGCAACGTCTTATCGGGCTGTGCCGGAGCAAACAAAACCGGAATGTACAGGGAGGCATAATTGTGAAACGAGTATCGGTGAAAATGTATCAGAACTTGGCGTGGCTGTTAGCCCCGATCTTTTACGTAGTGGGCGTGTTCACTACCGTGATTGCCTCTATATTTCTGGTATTGGTTTTAGGATTGTTAACGATACCACTAATAGCCGTTTACACAATTCTGTTGATCTATTCGTCTATGAAAAGAATGAAGAGAAGGCTTTTGGAGTCAGACATTTAAAAGTATGGGTAGTTGGGCAGCCGGAAGAAACAGAAATCGCCAAGGAGATAAAATGAATTACAAAAGTTATGGCACTAGAAAAAGTACCCCTTCTCGGATGACACGTAAGCATATGAGACGCGATGTATTTGTGTCCAATAAGAAAATGGCTAGAGTACAGCGCAAATCTTTACGCCTAAAACGGAAATCGCTAGAACAGAGCGAAGAATAGATTAGAATTGCTAGTGTCTTACGTATGACTATTATTGGCCCCTTAAATGGAGAATGATATGATGAATTTAGCTTTAACTGAAGATAGCTTCTTATGCGATGATGGTAAAGGCAATGGTTGCGGAAGGTTGTTTGACAGTCTTATTGTAACCCAAATACACGGGTTATGCGCTGAATGCGCTGATGATTTACCAGAAGATGAGGGATGCTAGTGGCTAAACACACAAGAATACAAAAGACAAGAGTAATACAAAGTAGAAAAGACTCATCCCATACAGAACAATCCGCATACTGGGATGATGTAAATGCACGGGGCCATGGCGAGAATGGTGACGATGCACAAGAGCATCCTTGTGCTAATCCAGATGTATTGCCTGAAACGGAAATCGCCGCACCATCTACTCCGCAATTACTCATGGGCGAAGCGATTGGGCATTTACAAGGGCGGCAAAAAGAAGTATATTTTCTCACGATGCGAGAAGATAAATCACTAGCAGAGGCGGCTGAAATCCTAGGAATAGAGAAGGGAACGGCCCAAAAATATAGAGAGAGAGCCATTAAATTTGTTGAGCAATACTGTAAAGCGGCTATTGCAAAAGGGAGAGTATAATGGGCGATAAGATCAAGCAAATTTGGTCATATGTTCAGGATCTTTTAGACGTGCGCGGTGATGCAATCATGGCAGTTATGTCAACTGTATTTATCGCAAGAGTGGCCGCATCTGCTTGGGCTAAGTTTCCTCCATTAACAGTAAGTGAAGCGGCATTTTATAGCTCTGCGATTGCGTCTTTTGCTTATTCAAATACTGGAAAGCCTAAATCGTGATAGTTACCTTAGCCATGATTTGCGGAGCATTCACTAGTGCAGCATGGGTTGCGCCGAAACCCTATTGCTATTTGCTTATGATACTTTCTGCTGGATTATTTATCGCTATAAAGGAGTTGCAATAATGTTCAGCACTCATTTCAAGCATTCACTCGCGGTTATTGCCGCGCTAGTCGCCCTATTGCTTGGGGGCTATATATGGTTAAAGCACAAGATACATGATGTAATCGTGCCGCCACAAATAACACTCCCAAAGAATGATAAAGAGCTAATCACGTATAATGAAAATCGCCACACTATTACTGTAACTACGTCAAAAGGTACAGTGACAAAGTATAGTCGAAGTCCTAGTGTAGAAATACGTAAGGATGGGACAGTTAAAGTAGATGCGAATGCGTGGGGAATGGAATTACGGCCATTCTTAGGTATAGGTTACAGTGATACGGGCCGCGCTTATATTGGATGCAATCTATTCTATTTCCATCAATTCGATGCGGCAACATCCTTTGGATGGACAGCTGACAATACAAAGCCTGTATTTCAACCAATGCTTTCTCTTGGATGGAATTTTTGGAGCAATACGAGTTTGAGCATTGGGGCTAATCCAATACCATTTATTTTACAGCACAAACCAGAGTTTTCTGTATTTTTAAGTGTAAGATTATAAAAAGGAGACATAATAAATGCCTAGAACTATTGTAGATGCAAATGGCGGTGGAGATTTTAATCCTACCGCTTTATTGAAAGAGAAAGGTGCAATGCTCAAGGGTGTATTAGTGAGTAAGCGCGATGTTAAGACACAATACGGTGATAAGCCTGTATATAGCTTCAAAGTACTTGATGCTTCATGCCGGTTTATGATTGGCAAAGATAATAAAGAAGTGCAACCAGCAGAAGGCGATACAGTCGATGCATTTGCACCTACGCGCTTAGCTAGACAATTAGCGCAAGTGAACACCGGCGAAACAGTCACGATTACCTATCAGGGAACCAAGAAAGTCGGGCGCGGTCAACCCGCGCATTATTTTAATGTCGAGGTGGCCTAATATGCCCTTATTGAAATCTAAACCTGTGCAACAAACTGTCGATGCACCAAAACAAGAATCGCCAACCCCAGAACAACTTGCACAAGTAGCGGCGGCAAAGCATACAATAGCTAAAGCTAGTAAGGCTACTGCAAGCGATACGATGAGCAAAGCAGACTGGGCGGCTAAAGATGTTCGCATTTCACGGCAAGGATTGTTTCAAGCCGCGCTTCAGAGTGTGGGTATTCTTCAGCTTAACACTGGTAATACACTAGAAGATTATATGAAACTCGTTGAACAAGTGGCAGAGCGCGGATTGCAATTTGTGAATAAAGCCTAATGCCACATAGCGAGACTTTTATAAATGGCGTTTGGCATCCAAGCGTTTCCACAATAATTGGCGCACAACCGAAGCCGTGGTTAAACGCTTGGCGCGAGAAATGGGGAACATTAGCTACGCGCAAAATGGAAATCGCCAATGCCATTGGTACTGCGTTTCACGATTGCATAGAACAATATTTGGATACGGGTACATTCACTGTTGCTATGTCCACATATGATTCGTGCATTCCGCGTGTGACGGGCATGATGGAGTCTTGGATTGATTGGGCAGTAAACGTTGATGGAACTATAGATCATACAGAACTTAAAGTAATAAGTAAAACAAATACATATTCAGGTACGCTTGATGCGATAGGTAAACTTGGAAAGACAACTATGATTATAGACTGGAAAACAAGCAGCCGTATCTATCCTGATATGGATTTACAACTTGTCGCGTATGCACAGGCTTATAAGGAACAGACAGGAGTAGATATTAAAGAAGGCATTATTGTGCATGTATCCAAAGATAAGCCGCGCTATAAACTTACTACTAAAACATTCAAACTTGGCAAGCGCGTATTTAAGAAGTTTCTAAAGCTACGCCAAATGTTTGATGATATAGTGACTACTAATCCACTGGAGAAAGTTTATGAGTAAAGCTATCCTTGAATTCAATTTGCCCGAAGAACAAAGTGAATACTATTGCACTATTCATGGTGCAGATTGGAAAGCCATAGTATATGATCTGTCTATGTTTCTTCGGGATAAGTTGAAGTATGGTCATAAATATAAAAATGCTGATGAAACATTAGAAGCTATGAAAGAATTTCTATGGACTCAATGCAATGAGTCCCATCTTGATCCTTGGGAGGATTAAATGCGAAAACCACCATCGACGAAACATCAGGCAGTTAAACAGCTCAAAGTGTGCATTCGTGAATCTCGCAAGATTGCTAGACAGATTAACCGTAAACTAGAGTCGCTTGCACAATGGAATAAGATGGTACAGCAAGCGAAAAATAAGCTAGTTGAACTATGCGGGTTAAAATGAGAGAGATGAATCTCCTTGACAAACTCGCGTTTCTCTGTTATACTTTAGTTATGTGGTGGACTCGTTGAAACGTAAGCGAGTGCGGAGATGCCGATGCAAAGAGTGCAAAGAACGCGAAATGTGGAAGGATCTAGGATCTAAATGATGTTACATGCGCTTCGCTATGCCGCCGATGGATTCGCTGTGTTTCCTTGCCGCCCTAATGGCAAAGAACCGCTTGGCACACTCGTCCCAAATGGATGCCTTGATGCGACGACTGATGCAGAGACAATAAGAGGATGGTGGACAAAATGCCCAAACGCAAATATAGGGATAGCGACGGGTCAGAAGTCAGGGCTAGCTGTCGTGGATCTGGATGGGCCGGAAGGTGCGATTTCAGGGAAGCGTTTGCAATTAACCTCGAATATTATTGCCCTAACGGGGAATGGAAAACAACTTTTTTACGCAGATACCGAAGGCAAACTGCGAAACTCTGTCAAAAAGATTGCACCAGGAGTGGATACAAGGGGTGCAAATGGATATGTTGTAGTATCCCCTTCTCTGCATCCAAACGGAAAAAGATATACATGGCAAAGTCAACCATTGACTCGGCACCTCCTTTCACCACTCCCCACTCTTTTTTCTACAATCCCCACATCTGGCGCAAGCGTATCAACAATACGAAAGGCTGATGGCTGGATTGCAGGTGCGCTCGAAGAAATGAAGAAAGGTCATGTGCATAATACTTTAATAAGTGTGCTTGGTAAATTTCGTAGCCACAATTTCAGTGAAGAAGATACATATAAACTCTTATCTCCATATGCTCTAGTAGATGGGCGACCGTTTGAGGGATTGCGGGATAAGATTGCAGAGATATGGAAACGGTATCAGCCACTATCAAATGTAACCGGAAATACAGAAGATATAGATCAATTTCTTGATAAATTAACAGAGGTGGAATGGATATGCAAGCCCTTCTTCGCAAAAAAGTCATTCGGATTCGTCGTTGGATTGCCGGAAACGCTAAAAACCTGGCTCTTAATAGATCTGGCTGTAGAAAGTGCGAGGGATTCAGGGAATTGGCTGGGCATTTTTGGCGTAGCTTCGAGCCGAGTCTTGTTTATAGATCAAGAGAGATTCAAGGGGGAAACCCAAAGGCGTTTCAATGCAGTTATTGCGGCGAAAGGATTGAAGCGTTCCGATTTAAAGGGAAAACTCTTTTTGAAATGTGGAACGACTATCAAGCTCGACTTAGAGGATTCCCTGAGGGCATTTCGGACGGAATTATTATCTCTTCAGCCGGATCTGGTAATTGTGGATTCTTTCGCTACCTTTCACAATTCGCCTGAAAATGATCGAATGGCCATACAGCAAGTGCTTAATAATATTAAGGCTTTGCGCGATGAGGTAGGATGTGCGTTTCTCTTTATAAATCACGAAAATAAATTTGCATATCCTAGTGGAGAGCCGCAAGGTGAACCGCATATGGGCACAATGGCGGGGAGCGTGGGCATTGGTGCAGCGGCTGAATTCTGTTTAACAGTACGCAAGGTGGAACAGGGCACAAGTATTGTGTGGCACACAAAGAGTACATTGGCATCAGGGCATAAGAGCTTCTATGCGACAGTCAAAGATGTAGAGAATGGAATAGAAGTAAGGGCATTGGAGGATTAGTGTGGACATATCTCTCATGCGTGGATTGGACTTATTCTCCGGCATCGGTGGAATCACTAAAGCCTTGGAGGATTACGTTAGGCCAGTTGCCTATTGTGAAATCGAGCCCTATGCCAGAGGTGTCCTGCTCTCTAGGATGCACTCAAGGGACATACCGCTCGCACCAATATGGGATGATGTATCAACTCTTCGTGGAGCCATGCTCCCACAAATTGATATTATCTATGGTGGATTTCCTTGCCAAGATATCAGTATTGCAGGAAAGCGAGAAGGCTTGGAGGGAAAGCGTAGTGGCCTTTTCTTCGAGATCTTGCGCTTGGCCCAAGAAATCAGACCCATATTTATATTCCTTGAAAATGTCCCAAACATTCGTACCAAAGGACTTAACCGAGTTGTGCGAGAATTGGCCGAGATCGGGTATGACTGTCGCTGGGATACTTTATCCGCTTCAGACGTGGGAGCGAACCACAAAAGAGAACGATGGTTTTTGTTGGCGTACACCGCAAGCGCGAGATTGGAAAGGACCACAAGGACGAGCATACAAAGGAATAGCAATGGATTTACCTGCACAAGTGCAAATGTGGCCAACACCAGCCGCGAGCCAAGTACACAAGAAAATACGGGCATTAGCACCATCCGAAGTGAACAGGACACATGGCCAAATGACAGTAGGGGCAATGGGCGAACGGTATCCAGAAACGATTGGTGGCTATCTGAACCCAGTGTGGGTAGAATGGCTTATGGGATACCCCAGCGGGTGGACCGCTTGCGCTGCTTGGGCAATGCCGTTGTACCCGCGCAAGCGAAGGAAGCATTCGAGCGTTTAATGGGCCTTAAATAGTGGGATTTATAATCAAATGTATATGGTGCGGAAAACGCAATCGCCAAGGATGCTGTAAAATTTGTTGGATTGAATTTTCTCGTTTTATGAATAAGGAGTAGTTTATGAAAAAAGAATTGGATGAAAAGTTATGTAAACTTGCGCCCTATCTCTTTGCCGATAGACACGCAGATAAGCGAAGTACCGCACTATGTTGGGGCTTCGAATGCGGCGACGGTTGGTATAAAATTCTCGAAGAAGCTGCACTAAAACTAGAGCCTTTATGCAAAGCAGAGTATGATAAATATGCTCCTTTAGAGAAATCATGGTATAAACACGTTCGCACGATCTTATATAAGGTAGCCAAAGTTCCATTGCTTTTTAAACTACTCTATCGGCTTGCAAATACATTGTTACCGAATTTAAACAATGCTTTTAATTGGTATGGCGGCGGTCCCCGCGCTTCTCAGATTAAAGAAAAGTACGGAACACTTCGTTTTTACTTAACCCATAGTACCGACGAAATGTATGCTATCACCGTCGAAGCCGAACGAAAAAGTAAAGATATATGTGAGATATGCGGCAAACCTGGGAAACTACGAGAAAGAGGATGGCTTTATACTCGTTGTCTGGCGTGTTGGAAAAAGAAATCCCGATGACACTAGACTACTATAAGATCATGCCAAAATGGACTACTGATAATAATCCTCCTGGTAGCAGTTATAATTATGCCTATTATTTTATCCATCCTTGGAAACTTGTCAAAGATTGGTATCGCCAAACAAAGTGGTTCATTCAGCGTGGCTATCGCGGCTATGCAGATTGCGATGTATGGAGCATAGATTGGTATTTGACAGATTGGCTACCCGCGGCATTGCACCAACTCGAAGATAATAAAATTGGCTATCCTTGCGGAATGACAGCTAAAGGATGGCGCATATGTCTGGCCAAGATGACTGATGGCTTTATTGCGGCGCGAGAAATACAAGAAATGAAGTATAAGTACAAAAGTTCGCAAGAACGGGCGGCATGGCGGCGGTTTAATCGCGGAATGAAGTTATTCCGCAAACATTTTTTCGATCTTTGGGATTAAGATGACCACATACAGACTTTTCTGGATACTCTTAAAAGCAATCTGTCGGGGATATGGGCAATCTCCTGTTTATTTTGACACAGAAGCCCGAAAATTTGAGTATCATATGGCAAAAGTTGGAAGGGCATATTGTGAAGATTCACAGATAGGCGATGGATTTTGGATCATACTTCATGAGGAATGGTAAAACCATGCAAAAAGAATGCCCTATATGCGATTATCCTTTCCGTGATGGCGATGATGTAGTGGCTATTATGGCCGCTAAATTCAAAGTAATTGACAGTAGTGTTAATTTTGCTATTGAGCATCCGACAAAGTGTATCGAATTAGTTCATAATGAGTGTTTCGATTGGCAAGATTATGAGGATGAAAATGACTATTGACCAATTAGTAAGAGAAGCCCACACTACTGCGATAGACAAGGGGTGGTGGATATTTCCGCGCACCGATTTGGAAATACATGCGCTTATCCATTCAGAAATTGCCGAAGCTACAGAAGCAGTACGTGAAAAAGGCGAGTATGCACATATGGAAGAATTGGCGGATGCAGTTATTCGTATAGCCGATTTCTTTGGTAAGAAAGGATGGGATTTAACTACTGCACTAGGAATGAAAATGGCCTATAATCGCACTCGGCCATTTCGACATGGGGGCAAACGAGCGTGAAATTGGCCTATGATGTGTATCTTGCGGGAGCTATGCACGGGCGTTTAGGCCGCGATGTGCTTACCGAACGCGAAAACGCTCGCTCTATATGTCGTCAACTTGGCTTGCGCTATTATTGTCCGGCGGAAGATGAAGCCGTGAAGCCTCACGCAATAATAGATAAGAAACCCAGTTTAAAGCGCATGAAATGGTATGTGAAGAAGGACTTTAAGCATTTGGATCAATGCCGCACTATTCTTATTCTGACGGGGGATAGCTCAAGTGCGGGTACCATGTGGGAAGCTACGCGAATGTATTTTAAATGGCGGCGACCTATTGTGCTTGTTGCTCCTCGAATGTTCGATAGACAACTGGTTAATTTTACCACGGTGCTGGCAACAAAAATCTGCGCTACGCAGCTATCAGCATTGCGCTATATCAAAGGTAGGTTAAAGTGAAAATATACAGAGTGATTGATGATGCAGATTGTGTTCTAACGACTTTCGACGAGTTAACTGCGCTTAGGCGGCTTCGACAGATTATGGAGAAGCATGATGTAACATGGGGATGGATTGATGAGGAGGTAATTCGCTAATGCCTTACCTTGATAGTGGTATAAGAGCAAGTTTAGAGGATGGGCGAGTACCTACTGAAGCTGGTGAATTGAATTATCTGGTTACGCGCCTATGCGATGCATTTCTAATGAAAACAGGATTAAGTTATAAGAATATTAATCAAGCTATTGGTGCTTTAGAATGTGCAAAGTTGGAACTATATAGGCGTGTAGCAAGCCCATACGAAGATAAAAAATCTAGGGAAAATGGAGAAGTTTATGCATCTATCAACAGCCTATAAACTAGCTTACTTTTTTGCTACTGTAGACTTTATATGTGCCACAATATGTGCGGTACACGGGGATTGGTTTTTTATTCCTTTTCTTGTGCTATCTTGGCTAATGTGGTCTTGCGGAATGTACCTCCGAACTCGCGCTAATGAGAAGATAGGAGAATAGAATGTCTCATGGAACCACAGTAGAAGTGAAAAATGCAAACTTTGAAAAGTTCGCGGCTCTTATTGGCAATCAATTCAAGCATGGCGGTGATAAGTATAAACTTCAAGGATTCAATGACAGAGAAGCTACAGATGTTATATCTTCAATATTCGGCGGAGAATCAGAATTTGATTGGGTGCTTGGTACGATGATGAAATACTTGTTTCGTTTTAAGAATTTTCAACGGGAGAAAGATCTATTAAAGATTTGTACTTATGGGTATATTCTTTGGTTAAAAATGGGTGCCCATTTGAAAACCGAACATGATGAGGATACAAGTAAGTGACCTACGAAGGTAAACGCATCGTAATTATCGACTGGGAAACCTACTACGATAGGAAACTTGGTTATGATCTAAAATCCATAAGTTGTACTGAGTATGTACGCGATAGCCGCTTTTGGCCACATGGCCTCGCCTACCGCTTCTTGGATGATGAAAAGACACATTGGGTAGCTGGAACGCATCAAATTGAGGCATGGATACACGCTGTAGATTGGCAGAATACGGTTGTGGTAGCCCATAATGTGCGTTTTGATGGGGCTATCCTCGCTTGGCGATTTAATGTTAAGCCTTTTGCGTGGATGGATACTCTTGGTTTAGCAAAGGCTGTACTTGGTGAAAATGTATCGGGGTATTCACTAAAGCGACTAGCTGAATACTTGGGAGCGGTTACTAAGGGAGAAATCTCTTGCGAGGGTGTTCTACACCCTTCCCAAGAGCAGTTAGTCGCTTTAGGAGAGTATTGTAAGAACGATGTTGAAATCTGCAAGGAGATTTATGAAAAGCTCATCTCGCAATTCCCGCAAAGCCAATTATCCGCTATGGATTGGACTATCCGAGCTTTCATCGAGCCGAGGCTCACTTTGGATGCCACAATATTGCGGAAAGGGGTTGAAAATGAAAAAGCGCGGCGCGAAGAAATCATTAAAAAAAGCGGGATTGACAAATCTATCTTATCAAGTAATAAGCAATTTGCCGAGTACTTACAACACGCAGGATTCCCTGTGCCAGTCAAAACAAGCGCAAGAACAGGCAAATCAATCCCTGCTTTCGCAAAAACGGATGGAGGGCTTACCGAACTCTTGGCCATGGCCCCAGACCTCTATGCCGCCAGAATTGCCAGCAAAAGTAATCTACTGGAAACTAGGGGGGAATCCTTACTTGCTGTCGCTAAAAGTGGTTCTTTTCCGTTTGATGTGGGATTTTCAGGCGCGGTGCAGACGCATCGCTACTCAGGCGGCTCTGGTGCTGGTGGAAATCCGCAGAATTTTACACGTCAAAGTTTTCTTCGTGAAGCAATATGTCCTCCAAATGGTTATAGTCTTATTGTCGGAGATTTTGCGGCGATTGAACTCCGCCTATTATCCTGGTTGGCAAAAGAACCAAAATTAATGGGAAAGATCATTAATGATGAAGATATATATTCGGATTTCGCATCTTTAAAGTATGGTCGGCCCATTACAAAAGCTGATAAAGTGGAAAGACAATTCGGCAAATGTTCCATTCTTGGACTAGGCTATAATATGGGCGCAAAGAAGTTTAAATTCACGGTTAAGACACAAACCGGGATGGATATAAGTGAGGAGGAAGCATGGAGAACAGTAGATCTCTACCGAACGGTATACTTCAATGTCCCAAAACTATGGAAGCAGGCTCACGATCTTTTACCGCTTATTTCTGCTGGCCGAATAGGCTGTATTTGGTTTGCGCCGTTCATAAAAGTAAAGCAAAACATGCTTGTATTGCCATCGGGCCTAAAGATACAGTACCCCAATCTTCGACAAGTGAACGATGAATGGGTTTATGATGTATATCGCAAAGTATATGAAGCGGAGGCAACAAAACTATATGGTGGAAAAATTATTGAGAATATTTGTCAAGCTCTTGCCGGAGAATTATGCAGAGAAGCTATCGAAAGAGCTGAAACAGCAGGGTTATGGGTCGTGGGGCAAGTACATGACGAAATCATTGCTATTAGCCCATTTGAAAGCGCACAAGAAACTGTTAAAATATTAAAACAATGCATGGAACAAGCACCCAAATGGATGCCGACTCTAAGACTAAAAGCGGAGGTGGGATATGGGAACAATTGGAATAGTGCGAAATAGTAAGAAGAAACAGCGTACAAATGCCGAACTAGAGATAATCATAGATAGATTTGCAAAAGCTATGCGAGATGCACATAAACCTTATATCGCTATGCACACATTATTAAACCACAACTATCGCTTTACTCCGAATATGGCTATTGCATGGTGGGAATATGTCGAATGGTGCAGAAAAAATGGTTAATAAAATCGGATATGCCATTTTGAAGGGAAAATGCCTTTACTTTGATGACCTCGGTTGGGATATGGTAAGAGCGATTGCTAAGCGAGCAAAGAAATCGCCTAAATATATTGTTATTGGCGCACTAAAGCGTTACGCAAAGAGGTATGGAAATGAAAAAAGCAAAGACGCTTGAAACTAAGTTAAGATCTGCGATAAGACTTATATGGTCGCGGAGTGCGGAGCGCAGAGCTATTCTAAAAGCAGCTACGGTAGAGGCAGAAGATATAACAGGAAATAAAGAGTTTAATTGTCCTATTTGTAGTAGACGATGGCCCATTCAAATGGCCGAAGTGGACCATGAGCCTCCTCTTGGTACATTAATAAGTTGGCGAGAAGTTGCTAGTTTTATTGACCGCATGTTTTTCGGGCCACAAAGAGCGATATGTAAAATATGTCATAAGAAAAAGACCGCAGAACAGCGGAGGAAAAAGTGAATGATCCTTCTGAACTTGATATTGCCCAATTAAAGTTTGAGATGCGCCAAATGTACGGGCATCTTGGATTTGAAGGGTCATTACAAGTATTGTATGAGATGTTACTTGGTGCAAATACATTAGCCGAAGTTATTATGGAAGAGAGGAGCAAAGATGGTAACTAGAACGCGTGTTTGGACCATTACTTGTCCTATGTGCCACGTTGAAATGTTTAGTAGGGCTAGGCATGACTATAGAACATGCGGTTGTCCGTTTCAGGCGATGATAGATGGTGGCTTTGCTGGATATGTGCGCTATGGCGGTCAAGATGTAATCCCTCTGAGAGAATCATTTCGCTATCGTTTCGTAAAGGCATCAAAACAGGAATTGTACGATGATTGGAACTGTAGGCGTAATAGATTCGGTATTATAGCTAAAAAAGGAGCTAAATAGTGCCTAATTTAAAAGTTTTAGTCCTAGATATCGAAACCGCGCCGATGACGGCCTATATTTGGGGACTTAAAGATCAATATGTCGATGTAAAACAGATAAAAACTGACTGGTGCGTATTGGCATGGGGCGCAAAATGGCTTGGGGAATCTATTTCTAAAGTAATCTATAGAGACACAAGCTATAATAAAAATCTTTATGATGATAGTAATATATTAACTAGCCTATGGGAACTATTAGACAAAGCCGACGTTGTGCTAACCCAAAATGGAGAGAAGTTTGATATTCCAAAACTTAATGCGCGTTTTATTTTGCATGGCATGAAACCACCAAAACCTTATAGGCATATTGATACCTATAGACTTGTGCGGAAAGTGGCCTCTTTTACATCGAATGGCCTTGACTATCTGACACAAAAGCTCTGTACAAAGTATAAAAAGCTATCGCATAAGAAATTTCCTGGGCTTTCACTTTGGACAGAATGCCTGGCGGGGAATAGGGAAGCATGGTCAGAAATGCGAAAATATAATATCCATGATGTACTATCTACGGAAGAACTATATTTGAAAATACGTGCTTGGGCACCAGAGTCTATGCCTACTCCATTTACCACTGATAAAGTTTCTATGTTATGCAAGACCTGTGGAAAAACGGGGCATATGACGCGGCAAGGATTATCAATCAAGAATAAATTCAAATATCAACAGTGGCAATGCCAAACCTGTGGCAAATGGGCAACGGGTGATAGAGTGAAATGAGCATCTATGAAGCCTTATCGTTACTTGTAGAGACATATATTGCTGGAATATTGACAGCCGAATACTTTTTTGGTAGATCAGATACAGATATGAAGAGTGAAGCCCGTAGAAAGCGTAAATTTAGGGATAAATATAGGTTTGAAAGTTTGACAAATGGAGAAATGCGATGAGAACTGTAAGTCGATTAGCGATTGAAATGACAGTAGGGGCATGGCAACTGCCAGAAACTAGTGATATAAAAATGGATAGTAAACTTTGTGGTGCTTTTGCCGAGATACTAGATAAAGAATTATGGGAACCTCATTTAGGTTGTGCTACAACAAAACAATTATTGGACGAAATATCTGCACGTAGTAATTTAAATTATAGGACAATAAATGATATAGCTAGGGATATATGCCCGACCGATAAAATTCAAAAATCCCCCCATATCTGTAATTGCGAATTTTGCAGAAGTCCAGAAACTCATTTCTTAGGTGAAACTCGGAGTGAATATGAAAAAAGAACAAGTATAAAGGCGGATTGGTAATTATGAGTGAGGGATTTTTAACTACTGCACGTACTGCTGAATTATTCTTTCGTATGTGCATTCGCTATCATATCAAAGAAGAGAAAGATAGACTCTGCATTCTGCGCGAGATAACCAGACGCAAGAAAGCGAAATATCTTAGAGATGTAGATCCATTTTTACAAGGCAAAAGAGTATTAAAAGTTGGATTTAAACCACCTCATAATACCTGGGATGAGCATCATTGTCCAGAGTGTGGACCAAAGGAGAACCTATGAGTTTTGTGATTCTTATAAAAGGCGATGAATGCCGTATCTATACCGCTAAAGATGAAGGAGACGCACGTTATCATTTCTTACGGCGCATAGAAAAAGAAGGGTTTCATGCCGAAAAAGCCTATATGGCCGATGAAAAAGAACTTCCATTGGGTGAATGGTGGATTGAGGCCGAACGCGCGGAATTAAAGCGCGAGAAAATTCGCATAGAACAAGAAGAACGAACACAATATGAAAGATTAAAGGAAAAATATAAATGAGACGAACTATACGAGTATTTGCTGTTGTTGCCCTGCTTGGCCTTGGAATTGCCAAAGGACTCACAAAGGGCTCACCTAAAAACCACGTAAAAGCTCCGACTACACATTATCATGGCTATGAACTCAATAGACAAGCCATAAATAGAGCGAAGTCCTTTACCGTTCTCATAAGCAACGAAGGATTCGGCGGAGTGGGACGTGGTACAGGTGTTTTGATTGACCCTACCCATGTTCTCACATGCGCTCATATGCTAGAAGGCCCAGAAGATGATTTTTGGATATATCCTTATCCTGTTAGCATTGTAGTAAAAGGCAGAGCCATATTTGCAAGTCACAACGATGACTTAGCTATTTTGGAATTGAATCATCCTGTGAGTCTAGACCATTATGCTATATTTCAAGAAATGCACTATGATGGTGAACCCATAACAATTATAGGGAACACAATGGGAGCTATGCGATGGTTTGTTAGTTTTGGAATAGTGAGTGGGGATTGGGGGAATTACGTTCTAACGGATGGAGTGCTTTATGGAGGGAATAGTGGGGGACCGTGGATTAACGAGCATGGAGAAGTGGTGGCATTGACAGACTGGACACTTGTTTATAAGAATGCAGAAAGCGGAGTGCATGGAGGAGTGGCCGCGAAAACTATTAACGCATTTTTGAAAGCGTGGAAAGCTCCTTCTCTCAATATTATACTACAAATGTTAGGAGGATGAGAATTATGACTACTAACAAGCCGATGACGTTGGATGAGAGAGCCAAATATCTAATTCTCAAAATATTGTTTCCAGACGTAGGAGAACGTATTTTTGCTAATGAAGCTAGACATTGGATTTTAGATGCTCTCCAAGAAGCCTACGATCAAGGCTTTGCGGAGGCCAGGGAGAGGGCGGCGAGTGTTCCAGGAGAAGTATGGATTAATGGCGCATCAAAAACAGCGGAAGGATTTTGCGATTCCGTAGTTGAAGGTATCCGTGCCCTCACCCCTAGCGAAGGAGGACGGTAATGAGTTTTTCAGACGAGGATTTGAAGCGGTTTAAAAACTATGGCGAATTTGAGTACGATCAAATTGTAGATCTCCTCGCCCGTCTGGAAGCGGCGGAAGCCATCGCAGGTCAATTTACCACGCATCGTTGTGGGATCGCAGATACACAATCTTTTTGTGATTGTGGGTTAACAGAAGCCGAGAACACTTGGCGAAAATCCGCCGGAAAGTGAAAGGGGAGAGATTGATCCTCTATGAAATTTGAACGAGTTTTAATTCTTTTAGGAGTGATTTATTTGGCTTTGGTAGGGTTATGCTTTTGGCTGGTTATTCGATGATACTACTTCTACTATAAATGAATCAGGAACAATCGCCATCATCTTATCGAATGCCAGGCGGCTATTGTCTAAATTGTCATGGTCGATTTCTGTACCTACTGCGATACAGCCTTCTAGCTGGGAAGGGTAATTGGCTGGATGGATTTCGATGTAAGTGCGGTCGGGGACAGACAGATGTGGTGTTGCAAATCCAAAATGTGGGCTTAGCTCCTTGTGAGTTAGGTATATGCCCGTGGGTATCGCTACCGATTTTCTTTCCATTGTAAAACAAATCCATTGTCCATTATAGGCCATATCGCCAAAATGAGCGTCCTTCGTCGCTAGAGTCGGATTTCTTACCACTCTTAGCACCTGGCGTGTCACACTCGTCGAGGTCGATATTGAAGCCGCATCGTTCACGGGGGCATTTTGTGATGCGCCACCATTGTTTGGATTTTTTGGATTGCTCGAAGATGCGAATAGGGACGACAGATAGCTTGCAACCTGGGCAAACAATCGCATCCATACATTTATCTCCATGTTATTTTCCTGCTAGGTGAATGTGCTTTAGTCCCTCTATGGCAAGAGGTGAACCAAGAACAAACCACATAAACTTCTTAAGCCACTTAAGATCCCCCCGAATTTCTCCTGACTCGATTAAATGCTTTTCAACAGTTTCTTCTAACCTACCTATACGCTTATCGAGACTGGGCATTAGCATCCTCCTTTTTCTTATTTAAGAATTCAGCTAATTTATCCGCCATATCTGTATTGAACGGCTGATGAAATTTTTGTGCAGTATTAGTGGGCAACTTTTCTTGCGGCGATACAGTTTCATGTGTAGGATTCTTTAATTGATTCGCAAATCCCTGTAATGTACTCCCTAGTGCTGGTTGAGGTTCATCTATCTTGCTATCTGCATCAGGTATTACACCGCCATCCGCCATCTTTGTTGGCCCTTGATTATTTTGGGCCATAGGTTCGTCGGCCATTTTCTGCTTTGCCGCCGCATAAGCGGGATCTCGTTGGCTAAGAACGAAGTCTGTCACAGCTTGAGATTTCTGCACTTCACCAGTATCTTTGGCTGTAGCCGCATTCTTCTGAAATACTGGCTTCCATTGTGCAAGAGCCGGATGGTTCACATTTAGGCTAGTCGGGCTCTTTGTAGGAGATACTTGTGAGCCTGAATGAATAGATTTTGTCTCTCCCATGTTCTGGCTAACTGGTCCACTAGCGGCTATCTGCGCTCCTGCCATTGGCAATGCCCCTGCCACTCCTGGTATCGCGTTCGCTACACCCTGAGCCATAGTGGACATAGCGCGAGGATTTTGTAGGGTGGCTGTAGCGGCTCCGAGAGCCCAAAGAGGATGCCCTGCACCTAATAAGCCTAATGAAGTAAGAGCGTTAATCGCTGGTGTTTTCTGCCCCGGTAACTGCCCCACCAGCTTTCCTATCATACCAAATCCTTTGGCTGGCATATTTCCGGCTCTTTCTCGGCCAAGTACATCTTGTAATCCATCTACGACAGGATGGAGCTTTGAATAACCTGTCATGGCATCTTTGAGTTGGGCAGGAAGATCGGGGTTATCTACAGCTTTATTAATAATGTCTTTCTGTCCTGAGCTTAAAGCACTATAAACATCGGCGGCGGCAGGATTTTTCACTGTGCCATTCATAAATGCTGAATTGCCATAGGATTTCTTTAGTCTTTGCAACTGGTCAAAATATATATTCTGTGGCACCATTCCTTCTTCGTTAGAAGCCACTCCTTGTGATATATTCTGTCGTGCCATTGTTAAAATATCAGCCATACCCTTTTTATAAAATAAAGCATTTCTCATTTCGTCGGGGTTTTGAAGGGCCGAAGCGGCTTGATATTTAGAATCTAGTTTATCTATAATAGGCTTTATATCGGTATATAATCCAAGCTCACCCGCTTTATTGCCGATTTGGCCGATTTGGTCGCCATATTGATCTTGCATGGCCTTGGCTGTATCAAACATTTCTTGTGTTGAAGCCCCAGGCCGCACAATGTTCTTGTCCATGAGCATTTTGCCCGTGTCCAATAGCTCTTGTTGGCTCATGTTGCCAAGTTCTTCAGAGCCCATTCCAACACCCTGCGCCGCCTTCTTTGCAGCAAATTCTTCGAGTTTTAGGACCGCGCCTTGGGCTAATTTACCTAATTTCTGTCCCGCCGCGCCGCCAACTGCCCCTAATCCAGTCCCCAAAGCCACATCTCCTGCCGCTTTAGCCCCACTACCCCCACTAGCAAGCGTATCTATGGCGTTTCCTGCCCCAAATCCCGCTCCAATAGCCGCTCCCTGCCCTGCCGCCCTTAAAAGGCTCTCCGGTGCGCTTGCACCCCCCGTAGCGACCGCAGGAGCTACTATCCCCGCGGTTTGCCCAGCCAAACGAGAGGGTTCGTGGTTGGCTATATCGGCTTGTATCTCTTTTTCAAGCTCTTGACGCTCTTGGAGATAGGGTTTTCCTTCTGCTTGGCCCGCAATAGCTGAATAAGCCTGGTTCCCTAGTGGAATCATGCCAACAGCACCCCTTCCAGCTGCCCCTAGGGCTGTTGTTTCGTCTGTAGGCTCATCTTGGCCTACTGCTGGTATTCCACCAATAGCCGAGAAGTCGATTTTACCCGTATGAGCGGGTGTGCCACCGATAGATGAGAAATCCATTATATTATCCTTTACTGTTGGATCTGAAGATTCGGGTCCATTTGCTTTGCCTTTTGGATATTCTGTGCTGGAATCCACTGAGAGGGTCCACCATCAGAAGGCTTCACAAGAATATTGCCTTTCGCTTTATTGAAATACTGATCCGCCAACTTCGCTCCACTTGCTTGTAGTTGAGCCGCACTCGGCTTAATCCCTAAGACAGAAGCATTTTTCGTTGCATTATCAACATCTGTAGAGGCTTGGGCATGGGCTTTCATATAAAGATCTGCATCTTTCTCTTGTCGAGCCACATTAGCTGACATGAGAGAGAAATAGGTCGGCAGATCTTTCTTCATTGTGCCTTTTGGTGCCCCAATCATTCCATTTAGATGTTCATCCACTCCATAAGCGTCAGCGGCGGCAGCTTGTTTCAGAGCATTGTCGCCCATTTGCGTTTGAAGCTGTAGTTTCTCTACTCTATCTTGCCGCGCCTTGTCAAAATTCGCAAGAGCTTCATCTCGTTGCGTTTTTTCAAGGCTAAAGATATTCTGTAAGGAGTGTTGCTCTTTACCGCCTTTCGCCGCTAAAGCATCCCCAAGTCCAGCTACGGCTTGGGCAATAATAGTGCCCAATCCATGTTGCTGTTCTTGGAGTTTATTTGCAAGGGCCTGTCTATCCTCTGCATTTACACCAGAAGTTAACTTTGATGTATCTTGGTTAAAGAGAGTATTAAGATTTGGCATTCCGCTTGGCGATGCTGGCATATTCATCTTGGAAGGAATGGGAGGCGTTGGTGTTATAGGGGCCGCAACTGGTGCAGTAGGTGCAACCGCTGGCGGTACATTTGCAGTAGGAGAAGCGGCAGGAACCGCTGGAACAGGTAACTTCGCACCTGTTAAATCATTTATCGCTGCTACTGTTGGGGGCACCAATGGCATTGCAGCGGTTGTTGCAGATTGCAATGGAGCCGTTAAAGCCTTCGCGGCTCCTGTAATGGGTGATGTAACTTGTGCTAAAGCCGCTTTTATCTGGTCCCAATATGTCGGATCACTAGGGTTGGGAGGATTAGCGGTTTGGTCCATTGGTTGTCCATCAATCGTAACACCTCCACCATCAGCATATTTCTTTATACCCATAGCTTTATATACTTCTTTCATTTTATCTTCGTGGGGTATCACTCCACCTTCAGCATGATGCCATTTTTTTGCGTTTATAGCAAACTGCGCTCGTTTGCGAAGTGTTTCATCATCGGAATTAGCGGCATGTTCTAATTTCTTTTCTGGTATATTCTTATCTTCGGAAACGCTAAGATCTTTGTGCAATGCACCTTTCTTCAATCCTTCTAAGAAATGCGGGGTCTTTCCACCTTCTGCCATATGGGTAGGATTATCCTTTTCTCCTGTTTCAGTAGAAGTGGCGGGAGTATGCGGTGCATGTTCAACATGAGTAACCTTATTCACTGTAGCGGGAGACTCATTCTCTAGGAATGTCACATGGGGATAGCCACCCTCATTCATCGCTCTAGCCATCATTGCATTCGGCACAGGATGTTCCAAGGAAGATCGTTCTACTTTTCCACCCTCTGCATATCCTTTTGTCGTATCAGAACTAGCAGAAATAACAGGATCAACAGCATCAGCCGCTTGGGCATCAGTCACATCTTTTTTAACCGCAGATTCACCCTTATCACCGAGAATATAGTGGCGCAAAACTTCAGCAAAACCACCTTCTGCCATATTATGCCCACCGTTCGGATGAGCATTATGCAAAGCGGCGGCAACAGCTTGGTCATGTGGATGACCAGAGGCTTGCATTTCTTTTATATTTTCGCTAATAATCTCTTTAGATTTTCCAGAATGTAATGGCATATTATCTGCTCCTTCTATAGCCTTTAGTAAAGCCAGTCAAATCAACTTTCTTTTTAGTGTCTCCGCCTACTGGGGCATTACGAGCAAACTCTTCCATATGTGGTCCATCCTTCGGCACCGAGCGAGGAATAACAAGCTCCCCAGGGCTTAGCATAGCGGGTACTGTATCATTTTCTTCGCTATCACCCGCCACTTTTGCTTCACCACCTATATGACCGCCCAATTTCATACAAATAGCATGGTCATGAGCTACGCCACCCTCTGCATAACAAGTATAGCCCCCTTTTGAATATCCGGTAGCCGTTGGCTGTAGAGGAGCCGTTGTTCCCGTAGCCGGACCAGCTTGAGGAGCAAGAGAACCCAAAGCCTTATTTCCAATAGCCGCTCCTACAGGGCCACCCAAAGCGGCTCCTCCAATGGTTCCTGCTGTTCCAAGTAATGATCCTGCAAAACCAAGTCCCGCATTCTGTGCATTCTGCGCCAAACCGGCTTGTGTTCCACTAACCCCAGCTATTCCACTGGCTTTATTTAATTCATTGTTAAACTGTTGTTGAGGGAGAGCGGCATTATAATATACTTTATTTTGTCCAGCAGCCGTATTTGCGGCATTCACATTCTGGGCATTTCCTGTGTTAAATTCGCCCGTTTGAATTTGATTCGCCACATTACCTGTATTTGCTGTATTCGTTGCGGCCTGATTCGTTGCATTAATCTGATTTTGTGCAGCGGCTTTAGCCTGTGCTTGCGCATAATCCGAAGCATTCACACCACCACCAATATTCGCCATTTGATTTAGTGCGGCTTCTCGGTTGGCTTCTGCCATTGCGGCGGTTTCGAGTCCTTGTGTAGCCGCGTTATTTGATGCCCCTTGTGCCGCAATAGCTCGTTGGGCAAGAGCAAAGTCACCGCCGCCCTGGCCTTCGGCTTGGGCTTGGTTCATTATAGCCCCTTGTGCGCCTTGTGATTGGGCGTTTGCCGCATCTATTGTCTGCTGTAGGGCGAGTTTGGCATTTGCATCTAGTCCACCTGTATTAGCAATGTTTGTATATTGGCCAAGAGCCGCCATTTGGGCTGCTCTAGTAGCAGGATCTAAAGCTATATTATTATAAGCTGACGGAGCTTGCTCAGCCACCTGGATATTGGCGGGGTTAACTGTGCCTTGGACAGTTTCAAGCGGTATATTATTAACCTGTTCCGACGCTACTGTAGGAACATTTATAGTTTGATAGGCTTGAAGGGCCTGATTTAAATAATTTTGTGCGCTCGAATCAGAATCGTCAAATAAACCCATTGTGTTTCTCCTTGTTAACTATTGAACGGGGTAGCCGTTCGCTCCCATATTATTCAATGCTTGTATCAATGTTTGAAAAGCTGGTTGTATATGCGACCAAGGGCCGACTCCGTTGACACCATAAACTTGGCTAGGAGAGTTAGTCCAATTTGCTGGCTTTGCCGCATTATTTTGTTCATTCCATACTTGTTGTGCTAGTGCCTTAGTGTCTGGCTGTACAAATGTAGGGGGAGCTGAAAGTGTTCCAGCTTGAGTAGTAATAGGCGTTGGCAAGCCAAGATTCATACCGTTGAGTAAGGCCTGAAACGCTTGTGCTTGCGTGGCTTGATCCGCAGTAGCTACCCCCTGTGGTGTATATGCCACATTCGATACTGGGGACTGTAGTATTGGTGCAAAAGGATTAGTTACTAATGGAGTGCCAGTCCCAAGTGTCTGTGGTATAAGCTCATTCAAGCTATTGATATCTGTACTTACGGGATTATACGCATTTTGAAATTGCTGAAGTGCTTGATTATACTTGTCCTGAGCAGCAAAATCTTGATTGGCAGTACTAGTTAGACTGTTATTTAAAGCATTTACTTGACCCGTAAGAGCCGCGTTAGAGGTTTGATTAGCTTGTTGCGCATTCGTTTGATTCTGCGCTATTTGTTTATCAATATCGGCAGCTCCTGAACTAAGCCCAGATAGCAAACCAGAAAAAGGTTGGTAGGCACTTTCTACATTTCCTAGAGCGGTGGGGCTTTGTGAGAGAATGGCACTATTTAGAGCTGTTACCCCAGTGGTGGGGGTGGCTTCATTCTGCGATAGAAGATTCTCTCGCCCTGCTTCAGTCTGCGTTGCTTGCTGTCCCGTATCTATAGCACTATTGATAGTATTTTGTTGCGCCGTGAAATCGGGGGTACTTTCGGCGGATGCTGGACCACTATATGAAGCATTCAAAAGTTTTTGAAATGAAGCAATATTGCTTGGATTATTGGCAAATGAAACAGGATTGGCCGTTTCCTGAGCAATGATATCGTTGGCATTATTCGGTGTGGCATTAGCCGATACCTGATTATTAATGCCGCCTAGAGTGGAAGTATTTTGTCCCTGTAGAGTATTATACTGTTGGTTAATTCCAGCGGTCAATTTATTTGCAAGTGGGTCTGCTTGGCCTTGATTTGCAGTAAGATATTGATTTAGAGTGGCGAATTGACCGCCAGGTGTCGAAGTTTTTGATGCCGCACCTGTTCCGCCGCCCACGGTAGGTACTGCTGAAGCTGGGGATAAATGAACAGCACCGCCACCCCCGCCAGTAGGCGAAACCGCACCTTGCGGTATAGAGTTTGGATCTTGTTCTTCATTATTGCTCATATTTGCTACAAATGGCACAATAGTTCTCCTAATTTATCACAGGGGCCCAACGGATTTCGAGCGTTATACTATAGGGTACACCGTCAGTTAAACCACATATACCTACTACATTAAATGTACTGTTCGCAAATGACCAACTTACAAATGGGGCGGTTGTGAATACAAAACTTGATCCATCAGTGGGGATAATTTTTCCTAGGGTCATACGACTGGGCTGATAGGAAAATAGTGTAGCAAAACTATATGTATTATTACTTGGGGTTGATGAACCCGTAATAGTAAAAGTTTTTACTTGGCATATATCATTTTGTTCGGGTGTAAGTTGGTTCTGTAATCCATAATACAACTGCTGAAAAAACAAATTAATAGAATAGAGAAGTTTACTTTTCCAACTACCTTTTGGTGCATCTGAGAGATCTTCCTCAGTAATTCTTCGGTACATCGGTAACTGCACGTTATTTGCTCCTGGTCGTAGTATCCATATACTGTACGACACAGCCGCCATATGTGAAACTTGTCATGGCTTGGCTAACGCTGAGGGACACATTAAGCCAATGGGCGCGTCTTGCCCAGAGAGGGATGTAAGTTCTAACGGCTGATACTGCAAATTCATCTATGCCACCCCACGGCACTTGCCCCCACGGAAATTGGCCCCAGCCTTGGGTAGCAGGAACAGGCACAAGGGGAATTAGTGTGCCGTTGGATATAAAATCACTTGAAAAGCTAACATTTACAAAACTGAATTCAACATTCTGGAAGAAGAATTGAATTTCTTTAAAGAATTTGATAAGACCAGGATTACCTGGGGCACCGGCATATTGACCAGTCCCACTAATAGGACAATAACGGACGGCAACAGCGATAGGTTGTTCAAAAGCAGTAAATGAAGAACCGCTTAAATCCCAATTTATAATATCGGTTACTTGGATTTGAGTGCTATTTAAAATCTTTACTATAACTGAGGCACTTAATAGTTGTGATTGGTTTGCTGTTAATTGAACAAGACTCCATCCTACTGTGGCATTTGCAGTACTAGTTAAAGTGACGGTGGTGCCGCTTGATCCTGTAATTGTAGCGGGTAGTTCAATATCAGCAAAATCAATTCTTGTGAAAGATTTTCGTTCTTGGAATACAAATGGATAGGTAGAATTAGCAGATGCAACATATAAACGATGGTCTGTGGGACTCTCAAGAATATCATTAACTGCCACTGGATAGGTATAAGTAGTCCAAGCCTCAGTGATAGTATCATATACGTACTGTCTTGTTGCCAGAATAAAACCATCATCAGTAGAAATTGTACTCATTAAATACTTTCTATCCGTTTGATAGGCCGTACCAAAAGTTACTTCAGGGAAAGTGGGATGCAGATATGCACTTAAGGGTTGCAATATGTTTTCTATAGGCCGCGATATAATGCCTGGCCCCGTTTCAGCAACAGCCACTACCCCTTGATTTGTATAGGCAAAGACTTGATTATTCATAACAGCACAAGACTCAGGGGCTGTTAGAATTGTGCCGGTATCTAGTGTTGTTACTGCAAAGGGGAACGTCGGTCCTGTAAGTTGAAATAAGCCATCTGCTTTTAGCACTATAACAGAATTTCGAAGTGGTAGACAACGTAACCATTCAAAATTGGGATTTCCCACATTGATTGTGTTGACAATAGGAACGGCTTCAGGTTGTTGAAATTTGGAACAGAATCCCATTCCAAGACCACCACCAGCCAAAGATTGATTATCAGATGGAGTCGTAGTTAATGCTGGATTCCAACAAGTAGAGCGTGAGGAAGAAATCTCAAAAATGCCGCCCCCGATATTTTGTTCTTGCAAGAAGAAATCGCCAGGCAAGGATGTACTGCTAGTGGAATCAGTAGAATCATAAGCATAGACAAGGTTTTGATTATAGCGATTCAATACGTGGATAAGCGATTGTTTGGTTTGTAAAATATCGCTACCTGGATCTCCGCCTGTAAAAATCTTAAATTGACCAAGAGGAATATTTTCACTTGCTGCACCAGTTAGTGTGAAAGAAGAAAGACCATTAGTTATAGTAAAAGTATCACCAATCTGGATACCATTCGGCGGTTCGGCTGAAAGTAATGACAGAAGAAACTTTTGTTGGGTGGTGGCCGCACCATATATCATATATCCAAAGAAGAAACACATATCGTTGGATAGAGGGGGAATATTGTTGGCTTGGCTTATTCCTTGCTGTCCAGAATTCGTATATAAGGCCGCACCTAATTGGCTTTGTGGAACGGTATCTTTGACTGTAAAGAAACCATTAGTAAGATCTGTAGAACTTGGGAAACCTTGCAAAACTTGTTGTAATTCGTCCGAAGGCTCAGTTGTACCCGTAGCAGACATTGGAGAACGATAAATAACCCATTGACTAGCGGTTGTTGCGCCATGCGGGATGGTAAAAGTTAATTGAACATTTCTACTTCCCCCAGAAGTGTTGGCTATAACAACACGGGTACTTGGGGTGCCTTCAACTGCATTATGATTCGCATCAGTAAGAACCCATGTCATTCTATATGCTACTTCCGTATTTGTAGACATGAAACCAGCTACATCTACAAGAGTGGCCGAACCATCAAGGCCAGGAAGCCCACCAGCGGAATAGAGCGGATTGGCGGGTTCATCCGTTTTTAATATACCATTAACAGATGTAAAGTATATATTGTCGTTACTTTGCGCGGAACGATATGTATCGGTTAAGGCATAGGCAGGAGCAGGGAATGGGTGAGTAGTTTGTACCCATGTTCCGAGTCCATCGCTATCATAGGCAAAAAAGGCCCTATCTGGGTCAAGGCGAGGATCAGTCGCATCCCCGTACCATATAAGTTTGCTATTCTTGTAGAAGAACTCTTGAAAAACCTCTGTATTTGGGTTACCAGTAAGCGTTGCAAGACTTGTGCCAAACTGTTTAATCCCACGGCGCACATCAAGAAGGCCATTATAGTCCACCACTACATTTTGTGCTTGTAGAAGAGAACCTTTCGGCACTTGACTAAGTGAATTGGGCATTGTGAACAAACCCTTACAGTCAAGCTGAAGATATTGCGGGTCGGTTTGAAGAACCATTATTAATCCCAGGCGTAAAGTGAATTTGGCGTTGTTAAGCGAATCACATTTCCATCAACGCGAGGCGTTATCACTGAAATAAAGAATTCCTTCATATCGGCGGCTTGTGACATTGCCACATTAAATCCTTGTGTATCACCGTGAATTTCGAGACACTTGGCCGCTGATAACTGTAATAGAAATTGAAAGCCTGGCTTGAAAGGAATTTGCGGAATGGGTGATTGCATAGCTAAGCAGACCCAATCCCCTATTTGAACTGTTGGAGGAAGTGCAGTAAATGTAATATTATTTCCCACAATCGTTGAAATAGTTAAGTCATCACCTTGACTTACAAACATCTGGGGACTATTGGAGATAATATCATAGGTTACAGTAGTTACAAATGTGGTAGGAAGATTGCTCACAGTAACTACATTGCCAACAATAGCCGTAATTTGACCGCAAGCAGCTTCAAGAACCAGAGTGTTTGGCATACGCACAAATCTTAAGCGTAGAAACTTATAGGCTTGACTTGTACCAGTGAAGCTACCGAGATATAAAACGCATTTATCATTTTGTAGATAAAAACCCCATAGTGCTGGATTAATCGCTAATCCTGTAGAATTAACATTGGACATAATATCTTCGGGGCGTAGACGGGGGATGCGAATCTCGTTATTGTTTGAATCTACAAACGATACTGAGCGTAGTTTATCTGCTGTAGCGCGAATTGGAAGGGGATAAATTGTCACTCCTTGATTATAGGGAATATCATCTAAAGTAATAAAATATTCTTCAGCTTGATTATCAATTAGTGGAATAATTTTAGAACTCATTTCAAAGTCCAGTATCGTAACGAGGTCATTATTGCTAAACAGAGCTTGTACCGATGGCATCAATGGTAAAAGACGTAATGTAGGGATAAGTGAATCAGTTGTATAAGGAGATAAAGGCATCAGGAAAGCTCCTAGTGACCAATTTTAACGGCTGTAATACGACCACCCTGAATAGCTGGTGCGCCAGCAGAAAAAGTAGCCGAAGTAACGAGATAATAAATAGTTGTCGTACCTAATACAGTAATATACGATGGAATCGTTTCAGTAATAAATGTTGGAGTTGTACTACTATTTGCCCATGTATTATTTGCCACTCTTATACCAGGAGAACCGCCACCAAAACTGCCCGACGTAGGAGAAATGGCGACAGATACATTGGACCAAGTTGAACCATTAATGGTAACCGCTAACATTCCAGAAATCATCCAAGTTCCAGCACCTAATGAAATAGAAACATAATTTTGTGGAGTACCGCTTGTAACATAGGCTGTACTACTAGTGCTGGTACTTTCTACAAATACACCTATTGCATCGACATAATTCTTAGTAGCAGCATCTTGGGGATTTACAGGATCAGTAACACTAGTAATATTATGTGACCCTAGATCAAGTGGGGTAACCAGAGCAATAGAACCGCCAGCGGTATAAGTAAAGAAATTTACACTATTGGCAATATCTGATATCTTAAAGACACCACCGTTAAACTGTCCTATTTCTGTAACTCCCGCAGTAGAAGAGGTGCGTTCAAGATGCAGAATAGCTCCCGCTGTATCTTTTACGGAGAGAAAACTTGTACCAGTTACTTGTGTGTAGAGAAGTTGGGGATTACCACTAACAGCATTACTACTTGAAGCATAATAAGCTAGTTGGCCGCTTGTTGCACTATTAACTGTACCCGTACCAGTCGCATTAACCCAAGTGGTAGTACCTGTTCCATCCGTTTGAAGAACTTGTCCACTTAAACCAGCATTCGGAGGCAAGACGAGATTATAATTAGTCGTGGTTGACGGGGCTTTTACGAATACTGCATGGAGACTTCCGCTATCTTGAAAGCCCACAGGATTCGTATTCGCCATAAAGAGAATACCGTTTAATGTTTCGCCATTAAATACGGGAGAATTGGTAGTGTCAATACTCTGAGGAAGAGATAACGTAACTGCACCAGTTGCGGCGGAAGCAATCACTTGATGAGCGGTGCCGGTTATAGAAGTAACAGGACCAGTAGAAGAACCTGTAAGAATATGACCGTTATATAGAAGATTGTCTGAAGTATCAGTGGTGAGAATTAAATTACCGCTATTGGCATTATTTCTAAAACCAACACCAGGATCAGCGGAGGCGAGTCGAACTGTGCCAACAGTGGCTGGATTGATAGTATGAGAAGTGAAATAAGGGGATACGAGTCCAAATGATGTTCCAAAGTTTACATCGGCTGTAAGCGGAAAACTACCGCCTTGTCGTTGGAGCATACCATTAGTAACAGCTTGCGCCCAACCAGTTGCGCTAATACCCCAGCTTTCGTCAAAATCTTCTGGGTACTCGAATATTGCTCCGTTGATGTTGAGGGGAATAGCCAAGTTAATCTCCTATATAAATCGTGGGGTTTTTCTGCCGATTACCCCAAACGGTCTAGCAACTTCTTGTAATAAAAAACTACTTTTTTTTCTTACGGCTCAGGAAGCTCTTGAACATAGAAGCTGGTTCCTCTTCTGCATCTGGATACTGAGTATCCAAGGGTTCTTCATGTTCGGTTGTAGTAAGAGTATCTCGTTTCTCTAACGGCTCTAGCACTTCTTTATGTACCGCTCCTTCTTTATCTGGCTGACCATCGGCAGATTCATAAGGAATCGGACCGGAATGGATCTTTGGGGTAGGATCAGTGGCATTAACTTTTTCCACCACACCACCCTTGCTATAGCCAAGATTCGCCGTCTCTTTGCCTTCAGGTACTAACTTTGTGTCAACTTCATGTTCGGGTGTAGATTTATCCATTTCGTGATTCGGAAGAATCTCTACCTTCTCCACCTGAAGGCCGTGCATATCTCCTTCACCGTCTGGCTTAGAAAGGCCACTGTTTACTTCACTAGAGGCATGGGCTTTAAGCATATCAAGTAGCTTTTTAACCATGCCCCTTTTTTCATCGAATGCGTCATTCATGTTAATTAGTCTCCTTGATTTACTTTAGAATTGTCGTACTACCAAATGATCCACCCGTAAGATTAGGACCAGAAGCCGTACCACCACCAGAAATAGCAATCGTTTCAAGATTGCCCACGGGACCAGGAACAAGACTTGTGAAAGTGATTACTGGACCTAAAGAAGTCGCAGTAATAACATACTGAATCATCGAATTAGTTGAAGCATCAACAGCCGCCGCTATATTAGCCGCCGTAATAGTATCCGTCGCCCCCACAACAAATGAATTGGGGTTAGGGCTACTGGCGGGAACCGTGACTGTGGCCGCACTAGGAAATGTTACAGTTGTCGCTGAGGGACCATATGTCAAAGCTCTACCATTAAGAACGCTGAGAGAAGCAAATGTAACAGAAGTACCGGCAAGAATATTACCATTAACTGTATCATTGGCCCCAAATGTAAAGGTGGTACCCGTAATAAAGTAAACATTATTTGCGGTCGCTCCACCTGTAAGAACTACATTGGCACTAGCTGGCATTGTGAGGGAAGTATCAAACGTAAAAATATACGTTCCTGCTCCATTCAATGTAAGATTCCCCGCCGACCATGTACCGGATGAACTGGCATCATAATGACCAGGTGTAAAGGTTGCTCCACCAAGATCAGTAGATGAAATATCAACAATAGGAGTAACAGCATCAAGAGCCGCTACAGCATTTGTCGCATCATTATGCGCCTGTAATGAAACCGCATCACCATTATGAAGTGTACCAGTATAAGTCCCAGGCGGAAAACCAGAAATACTCCCCGCCGGTTGAATACCAACATCACCAGCAATCGTAGTGAAACCAGTGTTTGTAATAGCTGTTCCAGCCAACACACCGAAAGTAGAAGCTGCTCCTAACACACCACCTACTGGACTAAAAGTAATCCCATCAATAGTGACTGTATTCGCAGCGGTAAAACCAGACAATGTGATGGTGCCTGAAGCGGAAGCTCCGCAAAGTTGCTCAGTAATAGAAGCAAAATAAAATGCCCCATTACTAATTCCATCAACATAACGAGCAAGTCGATCAACAGAATCTAAAGATGAAGCATTCGGTTCGGGATGTAACTGATCCGTCACCATAGCGCAACTATCTGGTGTAACAATTGTAACCACATGCTGTGACATTTAAGACTCCTTTATGGCTGAGGTATGCGTACCTCGTTTCTTGGCGAGTGCTACGCGATGGTTGATAGTTTACAGTAAACTATAGACTATCCCAATATTCTTGCCCCCGTCGGGGAGGCAGGAGCAAGAGATTGAGACGGCGAGGATTACGACCGAGGAATGATGTTCGTGATGAGGCACATATGGCTAGGCGTTTCCGCGAAAACCGTATTATCTGCCCAAATACGAACCTGATATCCAGCAAAATCTCCAAGAGGAACTTGAAGGTAGCTGTCCGTAGAGGTACCAGGAAGCTGGAATGTAAGCTCACTAGAACCAATGCGGGTGATGCTGTCGGTAGGATAGAGCAGAGCTTCGCCACGTTTCATCAACGGATGCGGAACAATGGTCATCGTACCAGACGGGGAATAGAATTCCAACGCATCACAGCCGTTGTCAAACTTTTTCCCTTTCACATCGCCATATCGACGAGCCGCAGCCTGTTCGGTTAAGAGATCGCTGAAGGAAGTAAGAGGCACCAAAACGGTGCATTCTTCGCCCATCAAGCCCTTATCGCCAGGAAGCGTAATCGCTTTCTGAAGTTTACCAAATGACAACGGAGCAGCCCCCGCGTCATAGATATTCCCCTGCCAAAGCGGCCAGGTTTGAGAATTGATGCTAAACAGCGTTCCTAAGTTGGAAGCGATAGAAATTAATCCAACGCCTTCAATCGGCAACGCAAAAGTCGCTCCGAACGCGCCATTAAAAGCCACATTCAAAGGTGTACCCGTAGCGGCAACGAGAGCCGTGCTACCAGTCGTGGTACCATTCACAGTAATCGTGAAAGCGGTGAAGTTCATACCCACAACCTGGAACACTGAATCCGCGCCTGAAGAAACCAACGCGCCACCAGCCACAACGTAGAACTGGACCTGGGCTCCAATAGAAGAGGCCCAAATACCCGTCGCCCAAGAAGCAGCGGTGAGTTGGACAGTCGTTTGCGTTGAGGAAACGGCAGTTGTCGAGGAAGTCACGCCAATACCGCGAGTACCATGCAGATACGTCGCTTCGAGGCGGAAACCTGCGCCTTCGGTCATGTCATTGAGCGTAATGTCAACGGCTTTCCCGAAGCTATTCTTTCCAGCCGAACGGCTGATAGCCGTATAGCTAATGTTGTCTCGGCGGATAAGGGAGAACGCCGGAACTAGCGCGTTTTCCATCTGCAATCCAATGGCCGCATTCAAAGCGAACGCGCTTCCATCGGTATTGTAGGTATATCCTTGGCCGGATTGTACTTTAACCGGAGCATTGAACTTGTCTCCGAGTTGCTTCATTCCTTTTTCTACGGTCGTATTCTTGAGAATATACGCATAGTTAGGAACTAAGTCTTTAATCTTGTCTTGGTAGGCTTGTTTAAAGTCACCATTTAATGCACTTAAATCAACGTCTGACATGGTTATTTTCCTTTACTGCATGATCGGTACCAATCAAAGGTACTTATTGCAACTATGGATAGGTATTAGCGTCCATTATTGCAACTTTCTCAGGGTACGGTACTCGTCATCTACCGCTTCGGCTTAATCTGGTTCCCTCACGGCTTGGGTATACAGATAAAACAATTTTAAGCAGATGTAACAGTGTGCCACGCTAAATCGGTGCCATAAAAGCACATCTTATTTAGTGTTGTGTCCAGAATATATGTTCCAACAAGAGGAGTAAGAGCATTCTTCTGGGTAGTGGTATAGCTATTCAGAACATTATTAATGGCGACCCAACCATTATTGGGGTCCATATATTGAACTTGTTGCGTAGGACCATCATAGACTATATTATACGGCTTAGGGGTAGCAGTTGACATGGTTTGTAGTTCTCCTTACTTTTTAATGCCCCGAAATCTTATGAATTTCCTGGCGCACCTGGATGAAGGCCAATTCCAGCCTCAGATTTCTGTTGCCGAAGGGCTTTCCAATAGGCCTTCCCTTTCAATTTAGATATATCAACTCTATCTTGCGTATTAGCATTGACTGTCTTTTTTTCCGGCACAGGATTTGCAGTTGTCCGTTTATAACGATCAACACGCGCCTTAGCAATCTTGTTGGATAGTGTTTCACCGACATAATTAAGAAGCGCATCACCATCTAGCGTCTCCATAGTAGAACGGTGGATTTCTTTTAGATCTCTCGCAACATATGGAAGCACTTGTTCGACTGTATATTCTTTCTTATCAGCCAAACCAGCATCAATATACTGAGCAATGAGGGCCAAGCTAAGACGAGTTTTGGGAATTTGATTCGCATTAAGTGCGGCTTCACACTCTTTCTCAAATTTTTGTGCCCATTCTTGAGTCTTTCGATTGGATTCAGCAACTTTGGCTTCAGCTTCTTGCTGCTCTTTTATAGCCTTAGCTTCTGCCTCGCGTTGTTTATAATCTTCTAATTCGCGCTGCTCTGGTGTCATATTCTGAAGTCGGAGTTGATTGTAAAGAATCTCGGTAGCGAGTTTCGTTGCATCAATACCTTGGAGTTTGCATTGTTTCTCGAATCCTAGCGGGTCAGACTGTAACATTCCCAATAGTTTTTCAGCCATATCCACTTTTTGGGCAGATGTGCGAGCCTTTTCTTCGATACCAAACACTTTTTGAAGATCGGCCTTCAGTTTATCTTCATTAGAAGCGTCATACTCTACTTCTTTACCATTCACATTCAACTTATAGATCTTTTTAGGTGCTTCTCCGACGCCATTCTCATCAACCTTAACGGCTGGTGAAACATCAGCCTTCGGTGCAGGAGCTTTGGCATCGGCTTTAGACGCAGATGTAGCATTTGCGTCGCTAGATGTGGCAGGTGCAGCGAGTGCGGCTGGTGTAGCATTTTCCATTTTATTTCCCCTTAGTTAGAAAGTTTCGCCCAGAATAACCTGCGCTCTCTTGGACACGTTTGTTATATCTTGGGTAAGAATTGACATTTGAGCTTTGTGTGTAGCAATTGTAGATAAAATCTCTGCAATATCTGCATCCCTGTTTTTTCTTGTCATTACATTTTGTGCCGCATTAATTCCCCATAGTGCAATAATTGACACACAAACTATGGGTGAATGAAGATAAACAGCCATTCCCAAAATGGCGCATGTCAACAGATACAACGGTATATTTTCTCGCATAGATCCCCCGATTTACAGATAAACCTTATTGAAAAAATCTTCTGGCTTTTGTTCAATCTCGTTAAATGCCCAACCATCCATTAGATCATCTGCCATTCCAATCGCATGGCCTAACGTAGTCGCCACTCCATGGCGAGAATCCATAACTACATCTCCGCAAATCATAAGAATTTCAGCGGAGAATAGATTATCTCCGTGTGGTTTTACTCTGAATGCTAAAGATACAACTTCCGTCACTTTCTTGTTGCCATCTTTCTCTGGTGCTGTTTTCATTTCCCCGTCTCCTTTTATTGATATATCACATAAAACAACGAACCATTTTGTAGCACATTACAAACACTTGCTGTAGGATTGGCGTCTAACCAACTTTGCACCTCAGTTGGATTTGTTTGGTCAGCTACAGGAATAGTTACAATGGTCATTAACGCTCACTCCACACAATCTCGCCTGTTAAACTTTGACCAACTACAGCCGCACCATTTAATTTTATACAGAAACCTTCACCAATTCCCAACAGTAAAGCAATTCCTTCCCGTTGATATTTTGTCGTCGTAGCGTCGGTAGCTGGACAACCAATCGTACAAAAAGCTGGATTGAATACAACACCTGTAGTAGTTAAACCAGTGTCAAGAAATCGGGCATCAGTTACTTGTGTGCCTGAATCACCGCTATACATCTGAGCAACCGATATAGAAGTTCCACCTGTTGGTGTAGCAGTTGAAAATCTGACTAAATCATACCGTTGCAAACTTCGAGTTATAGGTGTTCCTGAGTCGAATGCCATCAAAAGCTCTATCTTCTCTATAAATACTGTTATGGTGGAAGTAGCAGAGTTTCTCATCGCCCATACAGTAGCCCCACTTCCTGTTGTTGCTGACTGACGAATATTTACTGGCGCAGAATAATAAGTATTTGCCATAATTATTTCTCGTATCCACCAAAATTGGCGTTCCAACTAAAACTATTAGTTGAAGCAGGAGTCACCACTACACGTACAACTGTTCCTGAAGAAATTGGTAGCGGTTCCGCAAATGGTAATGTAAATGATGCCGCTTCAATAGCCCCCGCACCTAACATTCGGCGCGTTATAATTTTTGTGCCAGAAGGTGTTTCCAAACTAATCGTACCTAATACAACAGCAGTACCACCAGCGGGGCTAGTTTGAGCCGCACTAAGATCTACATATTGCAAATAAAAAGTTTTTCCAGATGTAACTGTATAAGTCAAAACGACTTGATCTACTGTGATAGCTGTAGTGGTTAAAGTGCCAGTTTTATTAACGTTTGTCTTGTTAAGAGTGGTACCTAAAGAACCCGTAATCCTAAGGCCCGTGTCAGTATCAGACGGAACCATTGTATAGGTTCCACCTGCATTCTTACCGAAAAGAACAGTCTTTGTATTGGCGGCAAGTGATACATCAATAAGTGCAGAACTAAAAGGAAATTGTGCAATATTTCCAGCGATAGGACGATATATCGTAGTTAAAGCAAACTGTGTTTGTATTGTTGCCCCATTGGTATAGCGGATTCTAACATATGCCTGGCTACTAGGCGTACGAAAAAATGTATTGCCTGTTGAAACAAACGGAAAAGAGACTAGAGTATTAATACCATCAACACTAAAATCTAAGTAAAGCGTTCCACCAACGTCAGAAGTACAGAAGCAACTAATCTCCTGATACTGAAGTACATTCTCGAATGCACCTGTGAATGTTGCATTAGCCGCGAGAATAGTTGTGCTTGAATTGTTATAGGAAACTATATTCTGCTGTATTGCCATATCAAGTCTGTCCTAAGATCGTTACAATAATATTTGTAGCTGTGCCTAATCCCAAAGCTATCACCCTAGACCGGATATAAAGAGTTGGAGCAGTAAGACCATTTCCCCAAATAACACCTTGACCGAGGAGATGGGTAGATATAAGGATTGTGGAAAAATTGACACCGTCTAAACTTCCCTCTAAGACAACATTCCAAGTAGTTAAAGTAGCTGTTCCGGTCACTTGTACTTGTATGGCATATTGATCGAACGAGAGAGAAGTAGTTAAAATTGTTCCTGTTCCCGTAGTAGTAAATGTATTTGCTACTGAATCAGTATCAGTCGGTCTTGCACCAAGAGGTTGATTAGCATTCGCTTTATAATTTGCCTCAAAATCGGTTTGATTGCTTCCCCCATCTTTGAGAATTTTTGTCTCCCATGATATATTATACTCAACAGCAAATAAATCATAACTATCTGGGTTTTCTAGGTAATTAGCGGTTAAATCATTAGAAGCCAAAATGCTTTTCCATTGAGTATATGAGATATTAGCTATTCTCATGCTAAATTTCTTGCCATATAACTGTAAAAGTATAATTCATATTATTTGTTGAAGGTTCGCCAGTAACTAATAAAGTATGATTTGCCGATAAGCGAATCAGGCCGTCGAAATTTACTGGCATTGATCCAGCAGTAGTCACATTTCCAGAACCAGTAGCTATGGCAAATACTATCGTGCCATTTACGGAGACTGTAGGCCCTGAGAAGGCTGTCATGGCAGAAGCACTTGCTCCTCCCCCTATACTTGTCGAAGAAATAGTTTGCGATGTTCCATTTGCTGACGTGGTTGGGTCGCCATATAATCGAATAATGCCAGAACCATTTGTCGCATCCTCACAAGAAGCAGATAAAATCTTTAGTATAAGTGTTTTGCCAGAGGCATTTGGGTTCTTTATATATACTACTGGTGATTCCGTTCCATTTGTTGGAAGATTAAACTCAAAGGCCGTAACATATACTTGCCCCGAAGAAGCCGCAGACTGGCTTGGAGAAGCTATTAAATTTACATCTAATCCTTGTTTTGCATCCAAGGCCGTTGAAGTAATGGCAGTTCCTATTCCATCTGTCAAACCAATCTTCTGAATACCCGCCGCTGCCGTAGCTACGGCAATACCTGCTACAGTAGTTCTATCCGTTTTAAGAGCCGAGGATGAATTGACCCCCGCTATATTTGTCGTAGTGACAGGATCATTTATGACGACGGGTGTAGCCCCTTCGTCCGATGTTATTGGCAGATCAGCCATTTACTCTCCCACGATTTTTAGTGCGTTTCAAACGTTAAATATAAATCTTGGGCCGCTGTATCTCTATTCTTAAGTGTAACTTTTACAGAAGAACCAGAGGGAACTGTATACCCACTTGCCAACTCAAATTCGCAATCTTGATTGGCCGAACTAGAAAACCCATTGAAATACGTTACTTCACTGCCTGTAATACCAATAGCTACTGTCATTTTTAGTTCACCCGAACCCGTTCCCCAAACTTTATCGAGTGTACATGGCCCAGCAACTGAATGTGTAACAGTTGCCCCAGTAGCGACAGCGGCATCTGTAAAATAAGTCAAAATAGCGGTAGGAGTCGTTAGATTTGAAACAGTTACACGTAAATTACCAGCAGTATCTAGCGAAAGAGGATCAGTTTGTCCCGTAGTATAAGTAGGGGCAACTGTAGTAACAGCTCCCATTGTAAGATTGCCGAGTTGACCCGATGTGGTACTCCCTTGGGCGTAAGCATCAGCATCCGCTGGGAAGTTATCTACATTAACGTGAAGATTTGCGCCAGAAGGTTGAACAACCGTCACATTTCCAGTTACCGCAGTAGTCGAACCCGTTCCTGTTACAACACGAAGATTGCCGCTTGTATCAAGCGATAAAGGATTAGTTGTAGCCGTAGTATAAGTAGGAGCCGCTGTGGTCGTTGCACCAGCAACAAGCACGTTATTTTCTCCCGAAGTAGTACTTCCTTGGGCATAATCTTCCGCCGGATTAATTAGTGTACCAGAAGCATTTGATACTTCTGTTGCGAATTCAGTTTGGATTGCTCGTACTGGTAATTGTGCATCGAAATCAGCCATTTTATTTCTCCATTAGAATCTTCTGGATTTCCCCTATCCGTTTATTTGAGGCTTCTACATTCTCTGCAATCTTTGTTTTTTCTTCTTCTATCTCCATAATACGAAGCTCAAGCCGTTTAAGGCTAAGTTGAAGTCCGAAAGCCTCAATTTCCAATCGTTTAGCATTGAGTTTCTTATTTGGATCATTATCTGACATTTATTCCCCCAACAAATTTACTCGAAATTGATGCACACCCGAAGTATTGACGTTATAGTACAGAATAGTAACGGTTATAGTATCACCATTGATGGCGGCTATTTGACCTGCTTCATAAGCTATATTCAATGTGCGATCTGCCGCAGAAGTCCTGCCGCCGCCCACTATAGTCCCATTCCTTCGTATAAGAAATTCTCCATCATAGGTTCCCCATGCTACTACCTGTCTTATATGAAAGGTCACTGGCACTACCGTATATGACAAAATCGTTGTCTCAATGCCGCTGGGTACCGTATCACTTGTGGCAAATAGGGTTATACCAGTAGGACTAGGTGCTTCAGCAACAATCCACGGAATGGTGCCCTGCGTAACGACTGAGGAGCCACCAGAACTGGAACTTTGAAGAAAACGTCCCCAATCAATAAGTAAACTTTTTTCGTTGGAGTTTTTAGCGAACTCAACGAGATAACCTTCGCTATCTAAATAAATGCGGAGATTAGAAACATCTTCCGCGGTGAATAAAGAACAATCTACTGTAGTATTAAACTCACCAGCGGCAGTTGCAGTAGTTATAGCCCCATTAACTAAAGCGAGAAGCCCAAAAGGAACAGTGAAGGCAGTTTGGGCCGCTGTCTGCGTAGTATTATATGTGGGGACAGGTCCAGCCATCGACTATATACCCCGCTTTAGGAAGATGTTACTGTTTCCCAGACTGATCCAGTAAACACGCTTAATTTATGAAGAGTACGGTCATAAATTACAAGCCCTTCTGTCGGGCCAGAAATAGCATTCTTCTGAGTAGTTGTCATTCTCGGAGGAAGAAAACCAGTAGTAGTAGAAGAGATAGCCAAAATTGCACTAGCATCCATTCCGCTTCCGCCTCCACTTTTAATGGAAACACTCGGTGAATTTACACGTACACCGCCTGGCGATGCGAAATTAAGTACTGCTGATGCGTCAAGAACGACCTGAGTTGGACTTGTTACACCATCCGCTTCATAGAAATCAACGTGAATAGCATCAGTCGTATTAGCTCTTTGGAGAGCAACACCTCCGCCAGTCGGACATAATACCTGTAATTTGTAGCCAAAGCCCATAAGATTTGTGGGAGAATTAATTGCAAGTTCTATGGGTGAATAGTTCCATACCAAATTTGCATCAGCCCCAAATACACCACTCTTATTATATTGGACTTGTGTATCAGCACCAGCAGGAGAGGAGGCATCAGCGACCAACTTTAGGGAAGTCCATTGGGGACTTCCACCACCAAAACCCTCAAGACCTTGCGTTACTTGATTGTAGCGTAAATTATTTAAACTTTTATCACCGTCAGCCATTTTATTCTCCTTGTGCCGCTATTTGGGCGGTAATCTCATCATTTGTTGGCTGAGTTTGTATAGTATCTAGCCATACAATAGTTGATAAATCTGCATTATCGAATTTCCATTGTGCCCCAGGTTTTAAGGTCACTAAAGCATTAGCGATTTGAAAGCTAGTCATTAGACTATTTCCTCTACTATAATAGTTGAAAGAACATCTGACCGTCCGGCTTGAACAGAAGATGTATTATTATTACTCCGAAAAAAGTATTGATATGTAGTAGAACTTGTTGTTGCAGGAGAATCTATATAAGTAATAGGCGTAGATACTTGGGCCCCCGAACCAGCGTCATTAATATTTGTAAATCCAAAACCATTGGTAACCCCTGAAAGTTCTGTAGTATTTCTTTTCAGTGTCCAACTTACACCGCCGGAAACAGTTTCTAAAATTGTATGGCAAGTAATCTTAATTCTATTACTAGCACTAGTGGGAGTAATAGTAACAGTTAAACCTGTAAAAGCTGTAAAAGTGGAAGAAGTAGTCGTAGTTGAAGTTGCTGTTGTAGCTTGGACAGCTTGAATGTATTTTATCTGACCAAAAGCCGCTGCATCTGTTGCTGCGGTACCGTTTGATAAACTAGTTATTTTATTTGAATTAGCCGAAATAGTACCAGGAAAAACAAAAGTATTTGATATAGATAAAACAGGTGTTGAGCCACCAGTTGAATTGATTTGATTAGCTGTTCCACTTACACTCGTTACTGAAGATGTACCAGATGAAGCTGCTGTAATTAAACCTTTGGCATTAACAGTAATAGATGCTAGAGTAAAAGAGCCCACATTGGAATTAACAGTTGCTAAAGTGGCTACTTGACTCCCACTTCCCGGTCCAGCAGTAACATCTCCCGTTAGTTGGGTAATCCCAGCCGTTCCATTTGCCGCTGCTGTAATTCGTCCCTTCGCATCAACGGTAAGATTAGTATTTGTATAAGAACCTGGAGTAACAGCCGTAGATACAAGATCTATAATAGGTGTAGTGCCGCCAGTAGAACTAATATCTCCCGCTGTTCCACTAACACTTGTAACTGGTGCAGTACCAGAAGAAGCCGCTGTTATAAGTCCTTTCGCATTGACAGTTAAAGACGTATTAGTAAAAGAACCAACATTACTATTTACCGTAGCGAGAGTAAGGGCCCCTGTATTCGCTAAAGTGGCATCGCCAGATAGCGGAACATCTGTGGGCACATTACTAGCATTTCCCACGAAAATATGAGTATTTGTAAGGACGGCTGACTCTTTATTATTAAAAGTGTTCCAGTCGGTTGAACTTAAATAACCGTTATGTGTAGCATCTGCCACATGCTGGGCTATAGAAGTACCAGAACCAATAACAGCTCCAGTCCCCCCAGTAATTATAATACCGTCTGTGCCCGTATCTGTTAAACTACCAGTAACCCCATTTGAAGCCGATGTTATAAGCCCCTTTGCATTAACTGTGATAGAGGCATATGAGAATGTTCCGACGTTTCCATTTACTGTGGCTAGGGTTAAAGGAACAGAACCGGGGCCAGTGGCAGAAGCATCCCCAGTCAAAGCTGTGATATAATTACCCGCTGCTTGTTTATTATTAAATGTGTTCCAATCTACGCTAGATAAGTAACCATCAGTAGAATTATTGGCTTGCGTAATGGATAAAGTACGATCTACAGTGAGATTACCACCGCCTTGAAGCGGCGCAGTTGTATTAATCTGCCGTGTTACTGGTACCTGTTGGGGATCAACATTATTAAGAGTAATGAGCGTCCATTGGGGTGAACCACCACCAAAAGCCTCAAGGTTACTCGTTAGTTGATTATAACGTAAATTATAAAGAGATTTATCTGTATCAGCCATTATATTTTACCTTAACTATTTACAATCGAAGGGGGCGGAACAACATTCTCTGGTCCTATGGTCGAATTATTTCTGGCATTCATAGTAACGGTTAGATTCATACCCGCTGTCGAGGCTGTATAAAGAATCTTATAATAACGACTAAAGACAGGACTTAAATGCCAAATTGTTGTCCCGCTCATGGTGATACTTACAGTTAATCCTGAAACAGCCACAAAGTTCTGCCCATCGACGGATTCATAAAGGGCAAGCGTTCCGGTTCCACTACTCACGGGTGTGTAGGTGGAAGAAAAAGAAATTATATCAATGTCGCTAAGATCTAAAACAACTCCTTTTGTCGTTGTTTGATTGGTGAAATTAATTACTTGTCTGGCATCTACGATGGTACTCATGTGGTTCTCCTTTGGTTATTTTTTGGGCGGGGCTGCATTTCCCATTTGACTAGCGGCTTGAGTTACGATTGGCGGTGTTGCTCTAGGTAAAATTGGTGCGTGGGGCGGTTTTAAACCCGCTCTTGCCTGAAGTAAGGGAGGTGTCGCATTTGTTACGGATGCGGCTCCTGCTGGTAAAGGATTAGCCACTGGTCCTGGTGTTGGTTGTTCTGGTGGGGGCGGCGGCAATCCTTGGACATTATTGCCCATTAAAGCCATTAAACGAGGATCAGTAGGCGTTTGAATTCCTGGGAATAAGAATCCTGCATGAGACATAATATGCTGAAGAGTAGTGGCAAAGACAGGATCATTTTGTTTCTGCCGAAGAGTGGGGTCCATCATAATAACAAAATGCTGAGGAATGTGATTAGCATGATTATCCCAGGGAGCAGCAATTTGGGGAATCCCACGCCGAAGTTGCTCATTCTCTTTAATGATAAGCATGTTTTCCGCTTCAGGCCCTTCTGTCATAGGGTCTAATTCACCTGTCGCAAGAACCTCAAAATATTGATTAGCATCTTTTATAAGACCCTTAGCCATAAGATCTTGTGCTATCTGTAACTTTCCAGCTTCGGATCTTGTAGCAGGATTTCCAGCAGATACAATTACGCGAGAGATATTAGAAAGATCTGCTCCTGAGAATTCGCCCATATAGGGTGATTTGCTGGCTCCCGCTATTGTAATCATACGCTTTGTATTGGCGAATGACTTAAGCATATTGAACAATCCGGTCGCTGATCGCTCAAGAAATGAAATATAAGCCTGTTGGATGGGACTATTGAAAACAAGGGCCTGGGCCTGTAAGAATGCCATAGCTGTACCCGATTCCACCCCAGTGGGCGGCTGGCCCCGCAAAATAGACGGAAGTCCAGAAAGTTTTTCCATCTGGGATTCTAAAAGATCCAAGAACTTAAACACTTCAGCAGGGGTCTTGCATAGTTCTAGTCCCACCGGCACACCATTCTTCATGTTAGTCTTGATAAAATTCAAGCCCTCTATCACCTGTTCTGGTTTCGTCTGAGTAGACTCGTCAATGACAATGTTGGTGATTGCAAAGGCTTGTTGATTGGTTACGATAACGCTAAGAGTCTTATCATAGGCATACTGCAACTTAACTAAAGAAGTCATCACAGTACTACCAAAATTGTTAAAAAGCGTCTGATCTGGCATCATCGGGTAGAGCGGAAGCTCATCATATGGAAGCGCAGTATCAAGTATCCACGTATCAGCATCCACGTATTGAGTAATCCGACCTTCAGGACAAGCCGCAGTTTTACGATGCACGAATGTATAAACAGGAATTAAATCTGAATTTGATGTTTGGGCATCAACTATATGACCAAATCTAAACCTTTGAAGAGTGGTAGGCATACTATAGCCCTTCAACTCATCCATAAGATCTGGTCGCTGAGCTATAAGGTCCCATTTATTAAGATATTCACGAATAATATACCAGTCATTATCTACATCCATTCTGGTATAATCCCGAATAACATCCATCGGTCCTAATACTGCGTACTGAAAATCACCTTCTTTTATGGGAATCTGCTTGCCAGAAGGATCAGTTGTTACGTCTACTATTTGGCCGATATCTGCGTTCCACTTCTCAAACATCCATCCTTCACCTGTCACAAGGCCATATGTAAGAGCCATCTTATAGGCATCTTCCATATGCTTAACTTTTAAATAATAATTCGAAACAGAATCGAAGATAATGTCTTGAGACATACTCTTATGATCGTCATTGATTGCTTCGGGCTGAAAAGAGGGTCGTTGATTTGCGATTGTGCTGATTAATCCAGTAACAATCGAGCGGTATATATTCGATTCAATAAGTTTATATTGCCCTCTATCGCCACCGAAACGAATACCGATTTTCATCTCCGAACGCATCCACATTTCCCAATTTGTTCGCCATGTGGTGAGTTTACCAGTACGAAGCGCATAATCTTCATAATCCCTGGTCCTTCTATCGCATTCGCCAAGAAGATCTTCCACGGGTAAAGTGGCAAAATATTGATCGGGTTCGCCGCCAAAAGTCTTGCTGTTCATAGACCCTGATGCCATTATTTATCTCCGTTTTCTTTTTGCGCAAATTCGATTACGATGCGACTATAGATTCTACGGCAACAATCCTTGCATCCATCTAAATGGTGTAAAAATGCGGCGAAATCTTCCGCTGTGTGGTCGCCTTTTTTTACTTTTTCACAATATGGATTACTCATATCCTTGTGTATCGTGTTCTGTGTAATTAAATGTTTGCCGCATAGCTTCATCAAGACCCGCACTTACAATTTCTGCTGTTTGTGCTTTATCGCCTTCCAGTAGTTTCTTTGGAATGAATGTGTTCTCTTCATTGTGCCGAAAAGAAGGCGGTAATGGATTAGTGATAAGATCGACACTTCGCACAAGATACATAAGCATGGCGAAGCCGTCATAGTGACCATATGTCTTTGACCGCGAGAACTCTTTACCTCTTGCCCCGCCCTTTGTCTTTGTCCAGACACCATTCTTTAAACATCCAAGCGTCTGCACACATTTAGGGCTTACAATCACGCGCCCTTCTTTCACTAGCTCTCGCACATCTGACACCATCACATCTAGGTAGGTCTTACTTTCTACCGGAGAGAAATATAAATGATGCCGCAGATTAAAGTCTTGAAGCAAAGAGGGGGTATTATTATCCGCAATCCGCTTTTTTACTTCCATATCCCCAAACACTTCTTTTTCTTTGGCTATAATTCGCTCTGCCAATAGATCGGTAGTTTGTTCGGGACTCTTCATACACACTTCATCTCTAAGCACAATAACAGAGGGCTTCCCAGGGGCCCACTCCACGGTGGCAAAGCCGCAGACAGAGTTATCCGTCCATCCTTGGTCAAGAGCATCATATTTAAACCACAGTTTGAAAGTGTCAGTCTTTGGTACTTCTCTTTCATACTCCGGCTTCCATTCAGGACAAAGCTGGAAGTCGGTGTCAATGACAAACTCACAAAAGAACTCCCTGCGTACTTTATGGGAAGTGAGGCCCCCAAGGTCTTTGATGAACTTCTCTTGCCGCTCCAACGAGTAGTGACTATCTCGTATGGTGAGCTTCATATAGGCCCCGTCTATTTCCGCCTGGTCGCAATAGGCCTTAAACGCGTGGTCAGGCGTGACGGGGGGCGTGGACAACAAAAGCATGTTGCCATTACGAGGAATAAGCGTTGATACCAACGCACCATCGACTATCTCATCTAAATTAGCTGAGAAGCCAGCTTCATCTAAAATGATAAGATCGAAGGCGAAAGAGCGTAGATTGTTATAAGACGTACCTACGCCCTTTCCTACCCCTCGAAAAAGGATCTTTGAGCCATTACCGAATACTAACTGGGTTTTACGTAATTTGGGCCTTAAATGCTCAGGACAAGTGGCAAAAACAACATCGTAGAGCTGTCTCACATACTCTTGCACATCATCCACTGTAGGGGCAATGAAGGCTACAAGCGCATTCTTATTTGCTATACACGTTTCCGCGCCTAGAAATAAACCCAATACACTCTTGCCTATCTTGCGGCTACAATTAACAACGAACTTGGAATTTCTGCCTGTACTTATCTTGAAAGCATCGTATATCTTGCGTTGGCTAGGATTGAGATGGACATATAGCCGCCCAATCTGCCATGATGCTTCAATGGCCTTCTCAGCATCAGTCACTAGGCTTTCGGCGCGTCCACCGCTCCATTCTCATCGGCTACCTGCACCTGTGAAGGCTTCTCAACAAGCACAGCGTCAACTGCCTGTTGTGCCGCTGCTACGTCCACTTTGCTCAATTCATTCTGTTTATCCGCTTCAATCTGCTTTGATAGCTTTTCCCCGCGTAATTTGAAGTCATTATGCTGGAAGGCCAAGAAGTTTAGCACTTCGGCTATCTTCATGCCCATATGCCCAGGATGAGATGCTTGAGCAATATAGTCATGCGCTCTAGCGAATAGATCTCGAATAGCTTCGATATCTTTAAGCTGCGCTTCTCTGGTGGGCTGTTGCGGTACAGTTTTCGCTTCGTTAAGTCCTTGCACTTGTTCACTCATGTTATTTATCCCCCGATTATATTATATGGTCCATTTATATGAACCTTATCACTGATTATGACAAATTCGCTATACATTCCCGAGCGGGTATATTAGGCTAGTTTATGCACTATTAAACTAGCAAAGAACGTTTACAGTAAACTATTGACTATAAACTATACCCAAAAGGGTATAATCTAAAGCTATCCTTTTAGCGAGACAACACGTCCCGAAGCCATGCGATTACTTGTTTCGCCGCCTCATATGGCGGAAATATGATACACCATGCACTCATACGCCGAAGCCTTCTGGAATGTCTACTGTGCAATCCGTAATGCCTAAGCTAAATTGATTACCTTCTTTCGTACACCAATACTCACCGCGCAAATCGGGGTCGTCATTCGGCCTAAGCCAATGGTCAAGGATTTCTCCTCCGCAAGTAATGCACTTTCGTCCAGTGAATCTAAGTATACCTTTCGGGTTAAAGTCGCGGATAAGCATAGGACCCGATTCAAGTAGCAGTTGCGGGTCTGTATTCGCTGATGATTTAGTTTGCTCATTCATCTCTGTGTGTTATCCATTCCACCCATACGCTATTGCATTCAGGACAAGCAACAGGGCCTAATCTCCCAGGCCATTCATGCTTACATGCCTCGTTAAGGCAGCGATATCTTTCCGTTAGCCCATGCGCTTGTGCAGGAATGCTACACGCCACACACATTAGGCTTTTTTGTCCATTACGCGCTCTATGAACTTATTCTGTATCACTAGTCGGATATTGCGCCTAGGAATGTTGCTTATCATACGCCGCACATTCTCATTATCTTTAGGCTCAGGCGCACCAACGCGTAGCATGTTCTCCGCCATAGGCTCTAGGAAGTCATGCGCTAGGTCTAATGTCCTAGGCTCATCGGCAAGCGATAGGGCCGCTAAATCGAATGGCAAGCTATCCAACGAGCAGCCCACAAGCCTATATGTGCCTACGCCAGCGAACACGCCATAAAGATATAATTCGCCGACGAAACGACTATTCGCATCTGTATAGCGTCGTACTATCGCTAAATGCACCGGCGAATAATTGAATAGATTCTTAAGCCATGTTAAGATACGGTTAAGCACCTATTCTCCCCTATCAAACAATATGTAAAGCAAAACATAAGCAATGGCGAATATGAACACCGCAATAACTAAATCTGTATTAGCCGGAAACATAGGCTCTTGCATCTCTACCTTCCCTCCAGCTCAGCTAATGCAGACAATGCCGCCTTACTCGCTTTACCCTTTGCTTTCTTTATACGCCGGTGCCCCTGGGTGACAATGAGATAGGGCAATAGGCGAAGCCACATAGTTATGCGTTGCTCATTATTCGCTTTAATGGCGGCGGCTAGATCAGCCACCCAGTCTACGCCGGCGCGTTTGAGCCTTTGCGCTATGCTACTGGGCTGTTTTGAATATAAATTTATGCTATTCTGGGGGCGTCCACCCTTGGCAAACTGTTTACCTGGTGTACGAGGCATATATTCATTTGATTGTATATTTTCGTCCATACGCCCCCGATTAGTGAATAAATGCATTGTAATCATTTATTCAGGCATTATAGTGCGGTTAAGCACTAACGATAAGCTAATCTTAAACTCTCTTAGCTTGAATATCTTATAAGCTAAGTCATACTTTAAATTATCGCATCGTTTTGATAGAGATAGGCAAATTAGGACGCTTGCGCGGTTTATAGGCTTTGCAGCCGCCGATCTATTCTCGTTTATCATCCATGTTTGTAAGCCGCATGGGCGACCATTCAAGCTATCTTAGTCAGGTTATGCTTTCGCATGATCTTCGAATAACCATTCTTTAGGTTATCGCGACTAGCGGCTAGTTAGATTCTAGAGGCACATTCCGCAATGTTTGTATATCGCCCGGAGAGTTAGGCTTTAGGGTGTCTCCCTTACCATACCCAAAAAGAAAGAGCCCATCCGCATACGCAGCTAGGCCCTATCCACTATAGTGGCCAATATGCTCAAAACGTAGGACAGTCATAATGCGAAATAAGAAGGGTATAAAAATAAATAACGTATAATTTGATATATCTGGTATAGCAGTAGTCTTTTGGACCTTGACAAAATAAGGTTCTGGGGTTATCCTATGGCATGGAGCTAAAACAAGCGCAAATATTCGCAGAGGATTTAATTAAATTCTATTGCAAAGATTGGCGATTCACATTTGATAAGAGTGTACGCCGATTTGGTCGGTGTTCGCCTAGGCATAAGCTCATATCGTTGTCCAAAGCCTTAGTGGAACTTAATACAGTCGATGAAGTGCTAAACTGTATTCTTCATGAAATAGCCCATGTATTGAGTCCGTTAGATAATCATGGGCACACTTGGCAACGTGTCGCCAAAGATATAGGCTGTACCGGCGAAAGATGCTACGGAGACAATGTTATAACTGTTGCCCCTAAGTTTACAGGTGTATGTCCTGGGTGCGGGAGAGAAGTAAAGCGATTTAGACGTAAGAAAATAGCTTGTGGCATATGCTGCAAGGGAGTATTTAATTCGGCATATTTGATTCAATGGAGGAATGTATAATGCAAAAGATGAAATGGAACCCAGAACGTCAATGTATTACAAACGAAGATGGTAGCCTTATAGAATCACAATGGTATATAACAGATAGGTCTATGGGTACGATATCTTGTAGCCTTGTCCATATGCCCGATTCTACCTATCGTAAATGGCTATTAGAGGGCCTAAAAGACTCTGATAAGCCTATAGTGGATAATTCGGATCTTTGGGCATTTGATAGCTCAGGAAAAGAGAGTGTAGCTCCTACGTCCGGCTTTTTTTGGCCAGAATGTCAGAAATATAGCTGTACTAAACGAAGCACCCATGATTTTATACGGAATGGCACAGATAGGCATACATATTTATGCGATAAGCATATACACTTATTGAAAGCCGGACGATTCACAGAAATAGAACACGAAGCAAAGATAACTTATTTGCATGGGCAACAGCCATAAATGGGCCATTTAGCCCATTGATAAATAGGCATTTTGGGGGTAGACTAAACTAGACATATGGAAGATAGCACAATGAATCCAAAGGAGAATGAAATGAACCTTAACCCAATCAAAGCGAATATGACAGAATTACATGTTAATGATAAACTAACAGTATTGTTTAGCTATAAAACGCCGGTGGCAGCTTGGGTGTCTGGTGAAGGTTATTTAAGAACTGATAAAAAATGGTCTGTGACTACTAGCAGACATATCAACCAATGGTTAGCAGAGAGTTATATTGATAGACAAGGCGTGAATGATGGATCAGCAAAATTTCGACCGCAAGAATACTTTGATAATCTCATCGCAGAGGTGAAATAATATGAAAAGTGTAATTCATACTCAAGATTCATTAAAGTTATTTGAGTTTTTACAGAAATATCCGAATCAATGGCATTCTTTTGCCGATGATGCTGTTACGTTAAGAGCTTATATCGTCCGTGCCGTCAACTGTCATGAGGAATTGGTTCATTTTGTCAAAGAAGTTAAACGGGTAGCGGATGATGGAATGCTTACACCGGAATGGGCCAAGCTAGCAAAGCAATTACTTGCTAAAGCGAAGGGTCTATGAATGCTCTCGAATTGAAAGCACCTAAAGAGAATGGCACAGTAATTCTTAAGCGCACATTCAATCAACGATGGCCAGATGGTACAGTAACAAAGTTTTGGCGCATTGTGGCACCAACTACACATAGGAATTATCAGAGTGATTTATCAATCGAAGGATTAAAAGAATGGGGGGTCATTCAATGAAATCTATAATTGTGAATATCTATACGTTTGATGAATTAACAGATGAAGCAAAAGAGGTAGCGAGAAATTGGTATCGAGAAAGTAGATTAGATTCAGCATGGGCCTGGGAAAGCACTCAAGAAGATGCAGTGCAAATTGGCCTAGAGATTCTCGCATTAGATTGTCATAAAGCAAATGAGGGACAATTCATTGCAAGTGCAGAGGAATGCGCCCATAAAATTATTGATAATCATGGAGAGTCATGCGAAACATATACAACCGCTAAAACTTATTTAGCTGATAGAGATAGGACCATAGATGAATCCCCCAGAAATGAAGATGGTGAATTTGAGAATACGTATGAACTAGATCAAAATCTTGATAAATTAGATCGAGAATTTTTGTATAGTTTATTAAAAGATTATCGAATTATGTTTGAAAAAGAATTAGATTATATGAATAGTGACGAATATGTAGACGAAAATATTTTAGCGAATGAATATACTTTCACCATCAATGGAAAAAGGGAGGGATAATATGAAAATCACTCGCAAGTTTTTAGAAAAGCATAATGCTTGTGCAGAAGGTAAAGAATTTTTTCTTAGCGAAAATATATTAGATCATGAAAAAGGAATTTTGAACCTACTAAAGAAAAACAAAGTAAGTTGGGCTAATTGGCTAATTGTTCGACTTATGACCCATAGGCAAAAAGTACAATATGCAATTTTTGCAGCCCAACAAGTTCTTGAATTGTCTGAAGCTAAATATCCGACCGATGATCGTCCTAGAAATGCTATTAATGCGGCTTTAGCTTATCTTCAAAGTCCAAATAAAATTACAGCTAATGCGGCTTATGCGGCTTATGCGGCGGCTAATGCGGCGGCTTATGCGGCGGCTAATGCGGCTTATGCGGCTAATGCGGCGGCTAATGCGGCGGCTTATGCGGCGGCTAATGCGGCTTATGCGGCTTATGCGGCGGCTAATGCGGCGGCTTATGC